GGCTGCGAACAAGGCGGACCAGGACACTACGGACCCTTCACACACTGGATGGACCTGCCGCCAGACCCAGCAGGCTAACACTGACATTCACAACATCGCATTCCTGAGCAGAGAACTTAATCATGCACTCAGATGGATTGTGGCTGATCTCTTTGATAGCTTTAGGGCTGCATTTCGGCGTAGCAGGACCGCGATTGTAAGCGAAGATCATTTCCCCGCACTGAACCCCTGAAAAGCAAAAAAGCCCCGCCGACCGGGCGGGGCTTGGGGAAATGCGGCAAATCACTTGGGTGGCAGCGGCCGCAGCGACGTCTTGATGTCTTTCACATCGTCTTTCAAATCGGCCAGCGTGGTCCGCAGTTCCGCCAGCGTGGCAATGAGCGGCGCCAGAGTGACATATTTTTCCTCGAGAACCGCAACGCGGGTTGTCACCGACGATGCCCACCAGAAGGCACCGCCGGTCTGTATCAGCAACCCGATGAGGAGAGCTACGGGGATATGCTTGTCCACCGTCCAATTGCGGTCGTAGCGCATGTTGTCCTCCGGGCGGTTCATACTAACGTCCGAAGGGTGCAATTGTTCAGGGTGCATTCCAGGACTCATTTCGGCACCGCCAGCACGCCGATTGCCGGGATGGACAGGGCAGCCGCCCCAAGGCCGCTGCCGAAAGCGGTGATCGGCGCAATGATCGCCGGCGCGATGCCGATCAGCCCGAGCGTGGCTCCGAAGATCAAAGCCTCCTGCCCCAGCATCGCCGAGCAGCCGAGCTTGAGATACGGCGGAACAAGTTGACCGCTCAGGAGCAGGTTCACAAAATCCCGCTTGTACTGGAACAGCACGATCAGATTATACGGCGGCGGCGACTGGATCGGCTTGGCCGTCGGCAGCGACTGCAGATACTGGATCTGCGCCGGATAGCAGGCGTGCGCGATCGGGTCTTTGACCTGCGCGGGCTGCGCGGCGGTCGCCGGAACTGAGCCATCAGCAGAAGCGGGAGCGGCCGCGATCGCCGGGACGATGATCGTTGCAGCGTCCTTGTCGGCTTCCTGCAGCGCAGCGACCACGTTGGCGATCGACGTCGACTGGATATTCTCAATCTGGTTCATGAGAGCGGTCAGCGGATCAACCGACGGAGCCGGGGCCGGCTTTGCAACCACGGCAGCGAACGCCGGCATGGCCTGCAGCAGGATAAAGCCGATCAGCAGTGCGCCGACGACCTTGGCGAGCCCGGTCATGGGCGTGAGGTTGATCGTGGTGCCCTTGGGTTCCGGGCCGCCCGGTAGAATGACGGCCGTGGCCTGATCAGGAACCTTTTTCATGTTCCAGTGCGCGTAGGCCGACCAGATGATGCTGCCAAGCGTGCACAACGCGGGGATAGCGGCAAGCAGCGAGGCCTGCAGGATCGTGAACTGGGCCGAAGTGGCAAGGCTAGGCACGAGTGCCGTGATCATCGCGAAGAACGCGGTAAGCAACTGACGCACGATGTTCATTTTCTCTTGATCGTTCATTTTCGTATCTCCACGAAAGTTGGACAAGTCACGTCATTGCATGCGATCAACGGCACTTGGGTCCTAAGCACCAGGTCATTTGTTGTGGTCATCGGAAATTCAAGCATGCCGCTGCTGACCGATCCGGGCGGGCACCAGTGCCAAAAAAAATGCGTGCTCAGGATGCCAATGGACAATCCGACCATCAGTCCGCCAATAAGGATCGAAAGCGGGAATTTTGATCCGACCGTGTAGACGAACATCGACAGTGTGATCTGATTTGCCCGCGCGCCGTGTTTCAGCGCCTTGGCTTCAAAAACGGCGAACAGCGCAAGGCCGACCGCCATCCATATAAAAATGCCGACGGGCCAGACGAGCCAGTAGCTCATGGTTTGCCGCTCCAGATTGCATTGAGTTTTGCGATCGTCATCGAACCGACGACCGTCGAATTGTCACAGAGCGTCGTGATGCCGGGGATTCGATGCGGGCCGGGGCCGTAGGTGTCGCCGTCGTCCTGCCACAGCGCAGGTCCGATGCTTTGCCACGGCAGCGGTACGCCCTGCAGGACGGACGCATATTCGCAAAACCAGAGCGGCCGTTTCGCAAACCGGTCGATCATGCCCTGCGTCAGACGCGACGTAAGTTGCTCGCGCGGAACGTTGCCGCCGTAGACCCAGCAGGGGCGCCCGATCGCGTCCTCGACGCGGTTGCAGAACGCATCAACCGCGCTTGCCGACGGCACATAGCCGCTCGCCCCTACGTTCTCCCAGTCGCAGCACGCCGCATCGGCCGGCGTCAGCGCTGCGGCGGCAAGGAACGACTTCGCCTCTGCGGCAGGATCTTGACCGTGGAAGAAGTGATAGGCGCCCCAGCGCGGCGGCAGGCTTAACGAGGCGCCATCCACATCGGTTACGGCGATTGCGGGACCGCTCATCCACGCCAGCCGCCGGACGGCATAGCGCGGATCGTGATAGGCGGTCCCCTCGCTCGCCTTATGGAAGAGAAAGGCGATGCCTGACGCTTTGACCAGCCCGAAACCCGCAAGCGGGGTCGGATCGTCGCTTACGTTATCGCCGGAATAAATGTCGATGCAACAGGGCCTGTTCACGCTCATTTCGGAGTTCCGATGTGGGTTTTGTAGGCAGCGATCCAGTCCGCAGCGATCTGATGCTGCGCGTCGGCGAGCGGGAGTTGCCCCGCGCAAACGAGCTTGTGGAGCTGGTTTTCCAGTCTGTCCTTGACGTGTGCATTCCATGGCTTTGTGCCAAAGGACTGCGGCCAGAGGTTTTTCGGATCGTTGCTGCCGCCGATCTCGAGACTGATCAGATGATCGATCTCGCATGGGCACGGCTTCTTGCCGACTGCCATGTGATAGGCGGCATAGACCTTGCGCTTGGTTGCCTGTGATACCGCGCGGACACTCGATGTGCGGAATGTCTTTGCGCACAGCTTGCCGGCGGTCAGCGCCGGATCGGCTTTGCCTGGCGTCAGTCTGGCGTCGGGCAGGTCCGCACCGAACGCCGCTCCGCAAATGATGATCAGAACGGCCGCGACCACGATGCCGCCGCCAACCAGCAGGCACCGCATGTGGAAGTCATGCCAGCGGCGCGCGGTCATGTGCCGGCTCCCGGCATAAAGCACCGGATCAGAGTCTGGCCTTCGCTCTCGTAAGGCCAAACAACGGCGGCGCCATACTTGTTTGGTTCGGTGACCAGTGCATTGTCGGGAACGACAATCCATTCACCTTTAAGCCGCACGCGATAGTGCTGGTGGCAGACCGGGACCGACTGCATGCCCGAGCCGCCGCTGCCGTTTTCGCAGGACTGCGCGGTGTCCCAGTCGACGTCCTTGACGGTCTCGCCGTCCGCGAACGAACAGCAAAGACCTTTGCCGCTCGCCAACTGGTCGAACCACTCATGCAGCGGATCGTTGGCATGCTCGCCATTCAGGTCGCGGGCGTGAGATGGCGCCGCGTACAGCAGCACCAGAAACAGAACCACAGCCACGGCCGCAACCACGAAGCCGGCCGACAGCGCCACGATGATGTTCTGAAACGTGTGATTGACGTCGCGGTGCGGGTCACTCATCTGACGAAGCGCGAAGTAAGGAAATTCGTTCTCATCGTTCGGCCACGTTTCGGGGTTGAAGGGCATCGGACGATCAGAAACGGTTGCGCGCATATCGCTGCGGCCTTCGAGCCGTAGCCCATCCATGTCCGCATGTGGCACTGCCGCCAGCTTCGAAATGCCCGCGGTCTGGATTGCACCACTGCGCGCCATGGAACAGGCCGTGACGGGAGGCGATCTCGTTCTCGGCAGAGCGGCCGGGCAGCGAGCATTTGCCGTCGACTACGTCGCGCGCGTACTGGCAGACATCGAGTGCCATGCCGCACGGATGCTTGTGGCCCTGGTCGCAATGGCTGCCGGCCCGGTAGCCGCCCATGAACTTGATGACGGCGCCGTGGGCCTCGAGATCGTCAATCAGCGCCTGGAATGCCGCTGCGTATTGCGGGGCAACCGATGCCGATGCGCCGGCTTTGGAATGAACGTTTCCGGAGCGCGCTGCCTCGTGCACAACGGCGTGGTGACCGTTGACAGCCGCTGCGCCCCTCTCGTGCCAGGAATGAACCTTCCCGCTTCCGGACGAAATCAAATACGAAGCATGCGCGGGAAGTGAAACGATGACCGAAAACAGCAGGATTCCCGTGGCGAGGATCGCTCGCATCATCAGCCTCTTTGAATTGTTGAAGGGGACGCTGACTACTTCGCCAGTGCGGCTTTTAGCGCTTCGGCGGCGTTCTTTTCCAGTGCTTCGTTCTGCCGCTTCAGTTCATCGATTTTGTCCTGATCGAATTTCAGTGTGGCCTGCAGCTGCGAATTCTGGTCTACCAGCTGCCGGATGCTGTTGAGCAGAATCTCGCGGGACTCGCCCATGCGACGCTGCTGATCGACCTGATCAGGCTTTGGCTGCTGGGCGAAAGCGAATGACGAGGCGGACAAAAGAATGACGACGGCGAACACGGATCGCATGGGATACCCCGTTGCTGTTGGGAGGATTAACGGATTTGACGCTTTACGCTGTCGAGTTCGGTGCGCAGTGCGCGGATGGCGCCGACCAGTTCGCCGACGATCCGGTCGGTGCGGACGGTGAGAGGGCGACCGTCCTTGTCGACGCCGGCAAGGCGTGTGTCGACGCTATAGCTTTGCTCGGCGGTCAGGCCCACCGCTTCCTCGCCTGCGTCGGCAACAGGCGCATCATCATTGAATCTGTAGGTGACGGGCTGCAGCCGAAGCACCGTCGCAAGCGCATCCGCGTCAGGCAGATCCTCTATCGAATTCTTGTATCGCTGCGTTGACGAAATACAGGAGAGTTGCCCCGTGCTGCTGGTCTGCAGACCCGATGAACACGATGCGGTTGACGGACTGGTCGCGACGAGGTTTATCGCCACTGCCGAATAAATGGTGACGCCGGCGTGATAGGCCCCGCCAATAATGGCACTGTAACCCCCGATCGCTCCCGTCTGGACGCCGCCGGCCTCGAAGTTCAAATATGGTCCGGACCCCGCGCCCGAGGCGGCGCCGTTGATGTTAAGAATGTTCGCGCCCGATGCCGTCCCCACTGTCAGGTTGGCACCCACCGATGTCAGCGACGACGCGGTGATTCCGGAACCAAGCGTCGTACTGCTGAGCACCGATGCGCCGGCGATCTGATAGCCGCCGCTGATGTTGACGTTGCCGCCGGTCGGGACGACTTCTCCGACGCCAAGCGCCACAAGGCTGCCGATGCCCGAACTGGTCCAGGTCGAGGAATCCGGTTCCGTCACAGTGCCCAGCAGTGTCGGGCTTGTTTTCAGCACGATGGCGCCGGTGCCGGTCGTGCCGTTGCCTAGATTGCTGGCGGCGATCTGTGTGCCCGCGACCTGATAATTGCCGCTGATGTTGATGTTGCCGGCCGAAGGCACCGCTTCGCCGATGCCGAGCGCGACCAGGTTTGCGATGCCGGAAGCGTTCCACGTCGAGGAATCTGGCGGGCTGAGCGCGACCGTGCAGGTGCCTGTGGACGTAATCGTGCAGGTTCCTGTGACACCGATGCCGTTGCCGCCGGCGATCGTCGCGCTGGTGACCGTGCCCGATCCGGATACGGTATTCCAGCTTGGCACGCCGGAGGCGGTTTCCTGCAGGAACTGCGTCCCCGTATTATTGCCGGCGACGCTGACCCATGCGGTGCCGTTCCAGTACACGATGTCGCCCGCCCGCGTCGGAGTCGGCATCAGCAGCGCGGAGCCGGTATTGGCATCGATCCGCCACATCGTATTGGCGAGATCGTACACGAACCAGATGTCGCGGCCGGCCGGAATCACGTAGGTCGCATTGCCGTTAATCGTGGTCCCCGAGCCGGCGGTGATGGTGTCGTTCGCCGACGCATCCACATTGGCAATGTCGATCCGGGTGCCGTTGGCGAGACCGGTTGTCGAAGATGCCGGGAAAGTATCGGTCATCGCCGTGCCGGAATTGGAGCGGCGGGTTTTCTGGAACAGGTCGGAACTGTTGTAGGTGCACGATGTGGTGCACGACGATCCGCTCGCGGTGTTGGTCTTGACCGGCAGCAGAAATTCGGCGTTGCCGGTGCCGGGATTGGCGACGCTGATGCCGAGATTGAGACCCGCCACGGTGCCCAGCGCGCCGGTGCCCCAGCAGCCCTCCGGATTGCCGGAGCCGGTGCCGACCAGCGGCACGTTGTTTGAACACGGCGACACGATCATGCCGACGGCATTCGGCTGGGTCGTGACAGGCGTCGCGAGCGCGGGCGCAACGCTTAAGCCAAGCGCGGCGATGAAGCAGAGCAGTGTTTTCATCGGGGTGCCTAGCAGGTAATGTTGAAGTTCGCGGAGCATTGGCGCGTGCCGCTGCCGGAAAGAATGAGCGTACCGTTGAGACCATAGCCGCCGATGATGGTCGTGGGACTGTTGGTTGCGAACTGGCCGCCGGAAGCACCAAACTCTGCGCCCTGAAACTCCGTCCAGTATGCGTTCTGGATCAGAATCGGCGATGACATGACAGTCCCGGTAAAGACCGTGATTGCGTTGCTGCCGGTGCCGTCATTGATTATGACGCTGTAGCTGTATTGTCCGGAAAAGTCGTTGTGAAGAAAATGGTTCTCGCAGACTCCGCCGCCGCAATTGCCGGGAGTCGTCTGGAAGTAGGCTGCCGTCCTGACGCCGCTGATATAACCGGTGTCGAAGGCTGAATTGACGTACCAGTTTGCACCGGTCGAGACTACTGAATAGGTCTCGCCCTCGACGTAGCAGTCGTACATATGGCTGTCGTTGCTCTGCGTATTGAGTGCGGCGTAACCATAGATAATGAGACAGTGATCAAAATCAGGTCCGACGACGCTCTGGCTGACGACGGCGGAAGCCGTAGCGCCTGCGCTTTGGCGGCCCCACACGGCCAGATTCTCCAGGCCGGCACCGCGGCCGACCGTGCTATCGAAGGTGAGCGTGGGAACGTTGTGAAGGTGACCGTCGATCGTGCTGACAAGCCGCCCCGCGCCGACCAGCCGCACCGTTCCCTTGGATGTGATCCCTGTCGTCGTGACATAGGTGCCCGGCGGGAAGTAAACCACGCCGCCGCCGACATTGTTGTACATGTACAAAATCTGGCAGTTGATCGCCGCCGTGTCGTTGGTGCTCCCGTTCCCTACCGCGGCAGCGCAGCCGTTCGTGCCGGATTTCACGTCAACCCACGGCGAACCCGACCCGAAATAGCCATTGGTGAAAAAAGTATTTGTCAGACCGAGCGCCGCATACTGCGTCCCGCCGCTGTTGCTGAAAATGTTGATCAGCCCGGTCGCACCCGCGCGCATATTGAGGTTATTGCCCGAATCCTCAAAAATCTGCGCGTCGGTCGCGGCGGACGTGTTCTGGAACGAAACCGGCGTGGTGTTGGTCAGACCGACCGACGCCGACCAGACATTCGCATGTGCCAGATTGATGTCTTCGGTAATCGATCCGCTCGAACCGGAAAGTGACAGCGTGCTGTTCGGCGTCGTGAGCCCGACAACGCCGCTGTTCGTCACAGTCGCAGTCTGTCCCGAACCCGTCACCGAAATGCCGGCTCCCCCGGCAAGGATCGCGGCGCCGGTAATGACGTCCGCACCCGCCGTGATCGAGCTGATGCCTGCGAGCGTGTTCGGCGCCCACCAGTCGACTTCCACGATCTGCACGTTGGACGGAATGGCCGCGTCAAAGGTGATGACGCTGGTGCTGACGTTGATCGACCAGGTATTGCGCGCCTGCACCACGCCGTCGAACGCGATCGACACGAGGCCGCCATTGGTCGGCAGTGGCGTGGCAGTCAGCGTGAGCGTCGTTACCGCGCCCGGTGTGGCAAATATCTGATACGCCGGGCTGGCGCTTCCAGACCCGCAGCCGGACGATCCGGAATCGACGATGTTGCCGTTATTGGCGATCAGGCAGTCGCCGTTGGTCAGCGCCCCGCTGACGGTGCCGAGCTTGTACGTGGAACCGCTGAGTGAGACGGCATTGCCGCCGAGTTCGAATGTGCTCGCGGCATTGAAAACCCCGGAAACCGTGAGGTTGATGGAAAACGACGGGGCTCCTGCGTTATCCGTCACCATGACGCCACTCGCCACCGTAGCGATCAGTCCCGCAACACCGTTCGCATCATAGATGACGCCGTTCGGCGAGCCACCGGTGACCGGCGTCGTTCCAATTGCGATGGACCCGGAGCCTCCCCCTCCCACGGCGGTCTGCACGAATGCCGTCGAAGCGGCCTGATTGTTGTTTGTTCCGGGAGGTGCGGTCGGAACGATGCAGTTTGGATTCTGGTCGCCGCAGCCCTGCGCAAGAACAGGCGAAGCCAGAAAGCCAAGCAGCAACAGCGCAAGGAGTGGGCGCATCAGCTGTAATGCTCCTTGATGATGGTTCTGCCCGGAGAGCCGAAACTGCCGCCACCAGGGCCGGGATTGCCGCCCGAGCCCACGGCCCATGCGATCGGCGCCGAAGCATTGGGATTCTGCACCTCGAACCAGACGCATTCGCCGCCTCCGCCGGCACCGGGCAGCGTTACCGTGCCGCTGCCCGAAGACGTCTTTGCACCCCCGCCGTCGCCGCCGTTGCCGTATGGTGCCAGCATGGTCCGGCCGCCCAGCGTATCCATCCCGAATGCGGCAAGAGCGGTGTTGGTGACCGCGAAACCGGACTGCCCGGGATTGCCGCTGAAGCGCTGGATCAGCGTCCCGGTACCGTTGGTGCCCCCGGTACCGCCGACGCCGCCGTTGCCCTCCGCGCCGCCACCCGGAAGTCCGGGATTGGCGGTCCAGCTTCCGAACGAACTGAGCGTTCCGTTGGAACCGTTGCCATCCGAACCCCCGCCGCCGCCTCCGCCGGCACACATCCAAACTTCGGCGTAAAGCACGTTGGGCGCGGTCGGAGTGTAGTTGCCCGATCCGGAATTCAGCGAGTACACCGTCGGCACCACGCCGAGCGTGAACCACTGCGATCCGTTCCAGACGTCGATGCCGTTGAACGTCGTGTTGTAGCCGTACTGTCCGGCGATCGGGGATGAAGGCCGACCGGACGTGGCCCATTTCGGGGGTGCCGGCGAAGGCGTCTCGTACCAGGTGCCCGAGGACGCAGCGTTGGTGTTGATGAAAGCGAACGTGCCCTGCGGAATCACCAGCGAGACGCCGGACGACTGCCCGAGGAAATTGTCGTTGGAATTGATCGCGACCGTGACCACGCCGGAGATCGCGTAAACCCAGAAGCCGTAGCCGCTCCACAGCGTATTCGCGCGCACGACCGTCAGCGTGATCGGCCCGGTGGCGACGAAAAACTGGTTGCAGTTCCCGGCGCCAATCGCCTGATTGGTCGAGATTTGCTGGACGGAGAAATTAACGTCGAGATTTGACGCTCCGCTGAAACTACCGAGTCCGCAGTTCTGCGAGAGCGTGGCGGCAGAGCCGAGACCGAATGCCGTGCGTCCCGCCGCAAGCGAAGCGGCATTCACGACCGGCTGCATCGCGGAGGAAATCGAACCCGAAGGCGCCACCGACTGGGCGATGACGTTGCCCAGACTGTCGAAGCCCATCACCTGGTTGGCGCGCTGCGCAACCGGAGGCAGCGTGTAATTGAGGCCCGAAGGATCAGTGACCGGACCGGCGACGATGCGGTTGAGATTTTCCGCAAGCTGCTGGATCTGCATTTCCAGCTGGTCCAGACCCATTTCCGCGGACTGCGCGAGCGCGGACAGGCTCGCGAGATTGAGCAGGCTTACGCTCTGCACGAAGGGTAAGGTCCGCAGGATGGTCAGCGTCGTTCCGGATGCGATCGGCGTACCGTTCGGATCGTAGGTGACCGTGCCGCCGATACCCCACAGTCCCGGAGACACTGCGGCATTGAGCGACAGCTGATATTGGGTCGGACCGTTGCCCTGCGTCAGCGTGGTGTTGTTGCCGCTGGTGTCGGTGTAGATCACCGAAATGTAGCCCGGCTGGTCGCCGACAAACGTGAACGTGAACTGCGTCGTGGAGCCATTGCCGAGCGCAATGGTTTTGTTGACGGCGCTGTTGATCGTCGCCACGGCAGCGGCCATGACGGCGAACAGCGCAGCAAAGATCACGCCCGCGAAGACGAGCTTGCGCATCAATAAAGCTCCGGAAGTTTTTGCTTATTAGAGCGTCTGGCTGAGCAGCACGGTCAGCGGATTGCCCGAACCCGTCGCAGCCGCGGCAAGCCACGCGCCGGCCACGCCGTTGCCGGTGAAGGTCAGCGTCGCCGCAGGCTCGATGATCCAGTTGCCGGCATTCGGTCCGGCAGTCAGTGCGTTGCCGTTCATGTCGGTCGACTGGCAGACATAGATCGCGACCGTTCCGGGATTGTGGAAGGTCAGACGCTGGGTCTGCGCGTTGGCGGTGAGGATTGGCGTCGAGGCGTTATTGAGCGAAAATCCCAGCGTGCCGGGATTGAGCAGCGGGACGATCACATTCTGTTCGGCAAGCGCCAGTGCCGAGAGATTGGCATTGCTCATGGTTTGTGTCTCACCGGCTGCAGGAAATGCTTCGCGACGTGCAGTTTGCCGTTGGTGTGCGGAATGAACGGCGCGTGCGTCTTGTGGACGTGATGCGGGTTGGGCTTGCGGCGCGCCGGTTTGACGGCCTGCCGCGGCGGACGTGCGGGTGCCATCAGTGCACGGTCGGCTTTTCGCCGCGGAGTTTTTGAATCTTCGCGTCCGTCGCCTGCTTGATGATCGCCGGGTTCTGCATCAGGATCAGGGAGCGCGCGGTTTCGCGGGCGCCTTCGATCGCGGTTCGCATCAGTTCGACTTTGGTGCCCTGCGGCATCTGTTTGAAGCCCGGCATCCCGACGATCGCGTTGAGCCTCATCTTCGCGGTCCGTCCTGCGATCCGGGTAAAGTCGTCGTACTGCTGGTCGGTCAAATCGATGCCCCGGATCTTGCGTTGCGGCATCGCCGGAAAGATACCGTTATCGAGCAATGCCTTTGCAACCGGATCGTTATTGACTTTCTGCTCGTAGATCGCTGACAGGCCTGGAACGCCGAGCGCCGACTTGTTCGGGATCGGCTCGCCGAAAATGTCGCGTCGCGGCAGCAGGGTTTCCGAAAGCCACGGCACTTTGGCCCGCACTGCGTCGAGCGTGGTCCGCGCCTGCCGCGAATATGGATCGATCGCACGGGCTACCTGGCTCAAACCCACGGAATACGGCGTGAACGACGCCACGAAATTCCGCACCCAGCTTTTGCCGTAGCGGTCCGGATCGGTCAGGGCACGGATCAGATCCGACGGTCCCCGCATGAAACTTTCGTCGAGGATGTTCTGCGTAAACGCATGCACCAGCGAGTGTGCGATCGAGGCGGCGTCTTCCTCGCCGATCTTGTGGCCGAGCTCGTAAAGGTCCGCCGTAATCCCGACCACCATCCCGAGCGGACCAAGCCGGTGAATGTCGTACCAGGTATCGCCGACCCGGACCGAATGCGGAGGGCCGTTGACCATCGTATAGAGCGCCGCCTGATGCGGATCGGACGGACCGGAGCCATTCACCAGCCCTTCCGCGGCGAGCGAACCTACAGCCACGCCAAGCGCACTGCCGGCTGCCATGCGGGCGATCGCCATGTCCCTTGCGACCGCTCCGTTTTTCCCCGTGAGATTGGCGCGGATTTCCGGGGCGAGAATTCCTACCGGCGTCCGCTGCAAAACCGCCTGCTCGATCACGTTGGACGAAATGTGCACAAACGGATCGATGAACTTCAGCCACTGGAAACCGAGGAATTTGGCATTGGTCATCCGGGACAGTGCCCGGGTGAGTTCGCCGCCATGTCCCATCAGTGTCAGATCGGTCGCGGAGGCCCGCGCCTGCTGCATCAGTTCTTCGGTCGGATTGGTCGTGACTTCGCCGATCCGCTGGTGGAAGGCATCGCCTTCGAGCCCTTCCATCGCCGCCTGACGGTAAGCGAGCGCCGCCATTTCGCGTTCGTAATTGAGCATCCGGAAGAAGCTGTGGATCACGGCCACGCCGCGGGAGGGAATTCGCGCCAGCGTGCCGATCGGGACCGGAACGCCGGCCACGGTAAAATTCGGAATCGCCGTCTTCGGATTGACCAGCAGCGACTGGTTAACCTGCTTGGCCGTCATGTTCTCGAGTTCGCCCGGCAGCATCGAAGTGCGGCCGGTCTTGGCGGCTTCCCATGCGGCGACGATGCCGTCGCGGGTGCCTTTGAGCAGGCCGTAAAGCTGCGCCGGGACTTCGCCGGCCGTGATCCCGCTTGCCTCGCGACCGAGCGTTTCGAAAACCTTGTTGCTTAGCGCCGCTGCCGCCGTCTCGGGACCGGCGCGCCATAATGCGAGGATCGCATTGCCGACCGAATACGTGGTGTGCGTCGCCGGACCGGAGATCAGTCCGTTGATCCAGTATTCGAGCACCATGTCGCCAAAGCCGGGCTTCGCGCTGTCGTGAATGAACTTGGAAATCTGCTGCGGCGTTTCGAGCGCAAGTCCGAGCTGCGCTTCCTGACGGAGCTGGTAGAGCGTCTTCCCGGTCGCGGCGCGGAGGAAATCCCCCACCACCGCGGCTTCCTTCGATCCCTCCAGTGACCGAAACGCCCGCAGCGCCCGCCCGGCTTCCGCGGTAATTCCCGAGACCTGTTCCTGAATCATCAAATGCCGCTGTTTGGCTTCGGCATAGGCCAGAATGTCGGCTTCGGTCCCGTCGGCGGCTTTGGCCATTGCGTCACGTACTGACGTAGCGGACTGGATCAGCAGCTTTCTGGCAGCAACGATCTGTTCGGCGTTGAACGCCTGCCCGACTTTGCGCTTCGTGATTTCCGCCGCGTCCATGCCGAGCGCATCGGCGAGATCAAGCACCTGGGCATCGGACACCACGCCGCGGGTGATGGCGAGATCGTACGGCGCAAGATCAACGGCGGCTTCGCGGATGGCGCGGCTGACGTCCTCCGGCGTCCCGAGATTGTCGAGGCGGATATTGCCGGCTTTGTCGATCAGCCGCGTTTCGGAGCGCGGGATCGGATCGTGCGGGGTTACGGGTTCTGCTGGCTTTTGTGGTGCTCGATCGCTTTGAGCCGCAGCTTCACTTCCGCCCTCGCCGACCGCTCCAGCCTCCGGATGAATTCCGCTTTCTCCGGGGACTGCTCCGACATTGCCATCACCTGGAGGTTCCGCACCTCCTGGCGCACGCCTTTCAGCTTCCGCTCCAGTGTCTGCAAGTCGGGCATCGTTGCGTTCTACCAGATTTTGTGCCGCAAGGGAATCCCGCTGGCCCTCTATGGTGTTGGCAACTTCGTGAGCCTTTTCCGGAGGCGCGGCTTCCGCCAGTGCCTCGTGGGCGTCATCAAACGCCTTCGGCAACTCCCGCTCCGGCGCAATCACCACGGGTTCCGGCTTTTCGGCCAGCAGCCGGTCGAAAACCCCCCGAATATCGTCAGAAATCGGGGCTTTCAGCGCCGCAACGGTCCGGTAGATCGTGGTCAGCCACGCCTTGAATTTGGCGAACACGGAGGCAAGCGCCTGGGAGGGTGCCCGGCCTTCCATCATGTAGGTTTCGAAGCCCCGGGCGAATTTCTCGTGATGCCGGGTTTTGAGGTCATCCGCCGAATCAGCCCCGAGCCATTTGAGCGTCGTTGCGGCGTCCGCCTTGAGGTCTTCCGGAGCCTGTTCGTCCTTTGCGTCCCGCAGCATCCGGTCCAGCCACTCGTGGCCGGTTTCGTGGATGAAGGTCGAGGCGTCGGCATTCTTTAAGAGCGAGATCGTGGCGCGACCGTCGTCGCGAAGCCGGATGCGACCTTTGGCTTCCTGCTCCAGAATGTTCGGCGACTTTGGATTGAAGGTGCCGCGATTGCCGGTAGCCGATTTTATTTGTTCGGACTTTGTGGCGACAATCATGCGTGCGGGTTCGCCGTTTACCCTATAGCTGTTGTCTACAAGGATCACCCCGTCGCTTTTCTTTTCGTCCATCCATTCGTGAATCAGCTTCTGGTAGTTGTCCCAGAACGAAATGACATCTTCGGTCTTTCCGATCGGGGCCATACCTTCCGATCTCAGGAAGGCGTCATCGATAATCAAGGGGTTCTTGAGGGCAACATACGCAGGTACAACCGCAGCGCCCGGCTCTGTGCTGCTTAGCCCGACCGTATCACCCGATGCGTATTCGCTTGCCTGTTTTGGATCGGAAGTGAAGAAAAAGCCGCGATCATCGGCACGCCATGTTTCGCCAATGCGCGCCGGATCAAATGCCGCGCCTTCCAGTTCACCCTTCATGCCATGATAAACAACCAGCGGCCGGCCTTTGCTATCGACCACTTTGCTGTCGCCGAACCATTCTTTGAATGCGGGCGTTTCGACTGATTGCTCCAGCGTCTTTCCTTTTTGCGCAAACTCCGGCTCGCGCGCCTTCTTCTCCTTCCCGGCCCTGATCTCCGGCCCTTGGGCCGCGTACATCTCCTGCGCCGTACCTTTGGCACCCTTGAACCGTGCCGCGCGGGCTTCCCAGTACGCTCCGACCAGATTGGCGGCGGCTTCGGCTTCTTCCGCCGGACGGCCGGCTGCTACCAGCTTTTGCGTCACATCGGACATGATCGACGGCGCGGTGACTGACGGCAGCGGCAGTTCGGCAGGCTTCGCTTCGGGCGCGGCGGCGACGGCAGGCGCAGGCTCTGGCACGGGTTCGGGCTTCGGGACTTCGGCGGCAACAGGCTGCGGTTCCGGCGCGGCCGCGGCAGGCGTCTCTACAGGCGCAGCGGCCGTTTCCCGCGGCGCTTCCGCGACCGCGGGCGCAACAGCCTCACCCGGTTCCGGCGCAGCCACTTCCGGCATCCGCGTCTGCGCCTCGCGATACGCCTTGCTCACGTCCGGTGCGAGATCGCGCATCCGGTAGTCGGTTTCCATCAACCGCTCACGGATTTTCGCCATGTCGCGGGAGTCGCCTGCGGTCTTTTCCGCAACCCAGGCGTCGCGTTCCTCGAGCAGCGGTTCGAGCCGGGCCTGATACTTCTTGGCGAGCCGTGGCGTGGTGTCTTCGTCGGCAAGCTTCGTCTGCAATTCCGCGATTTCCGCCGCATGCGGCGCACTGGCCTGCGCGTCCTGGTCGCGCGTGGTCCGCAGATCGTCGATCCAGCGCCGGAAGGTTTCCTTGCGGGCGGCGAGCGCGTCGTATTCCTGGAACGTGTCGGGCGCGATCTGGCGCGCCACGGCGTGAATGTCGGGCCCCGGCGCCGGGACAACTTCCGGCGCAGCAACCGGCGCCGCAGCGGCCGTCGGCTGTTCCGGCGCGCCCGGCAGCGGATGATCCATCTGCTCTTCGACCATCGGCCTGATGGCTTCGGCGCGTTCGTCGAGGCGCTGTGCGGTGCCTTTCCAGCCGGCTTCGCCCTGACCGATGATGCCGAGTGATCTCGCTTCCGCGAGCGGCCGCAGATTGCCGTGCTCTGCACCGAAGGCCGGAAACGCTTCCGGGATGGCGGCGATTTCCCGCCCCAAAGCAGGATAGCCAGCCTCTTCGCCAGCTTGCGCGACCGCAGCCTGGCCGCCAGCGAACAGCGCCGACGGAGCCCGGTAGAGCGCCACCGCTGCCGCGCGCATGAGCACTTCGTTTGCGGCCTTGATGATGCTCGATTGGCCTTTCTGATAGTCGTTGAAAACACCGGCTTTTTTCAGGTACTCGGCAGTTTCCGGCGAGACACCCACGCCCTCACCCCAGCCCTGCTTTGCGCCCTGCCCGAACGCATCCAGCACGCGCGCGACCGGATTGACCGACGTATCCCCGAAGATCAGGTCCTGAATCGGCGACGCGCCCTGCTGCGCGCGGTAGCGCTGCCGCTCCACTTCGGGAGGAAACAGCGTATCCACGTCCTGTTCGTGCGGCGGGAACAGGCCGTCGACGTCCTGCGGTTCGGTATCGGGCATTGATCGTTACGCCGCCGCAAGTCTTTCGCGCAGCGCGAAGCCCATCAGCGGCCAGATTTGCCGGACGGCATCCTCATACGCGAGCCTGCGACCAAGATCGGCATTGAAGTTCGCCGCTGATGCAGGCGCGCTCTTGCCGATGATCGTGAAACCATTTCGCATCACGATGATGCAGATGGAAAGTAGAGCGAGCGAAGGCATTTGCGGCGCATCGCCGATCGCCTTGTCTCCGGTCATGTGAAATACACCGCCGATCGATGCTTCAATATCGGCAAGTGACACCCGCGGTGCGGTCGCTACCGCCGCGGCTGCTTTGTCGGATTCTTGTAGGCTCATGATTTGCTCCCGCGCTGCTTTACTGGCTCATCGGAATCTGCGGCGCGACCGGCTTCCGCTTGCCCCAGCCGTTCGCAATCGCGATCTCATCGGCCATCTGTTTGTTCACGTCGCCCCTGCGGTAAGCCGCGACAAGATCGTCGATGGTCTTGACTTTGCTCACGTCGAACGCCGCTGCATTGGGTGCCTTGTCCGCCGGATTGTCGTGGATCGTATCGTTGAACCACTGATCCATCGGGCGCTTGAAGTTGCCGATGACCTTGCCGACGTAATCCGGGCTGTCGGGATCGAGCAGTTGCGCCGGCGATTTTCCGGCCTTGCGTTCCTTGTCGTACAGCGGCCAGGCCTGCGCCATGAACTTCAGATAGAGTTCGTCACCCTTCGGGTCGCGGATGTGCAGACCCTCGTCCGTGCCCGTGATCTGCGCGCGGGCGTTCTTCAGAAACTGTGCCCGCATTTCGCTTTCGGCCACGCCATCCGGGGAACGCCGCAGATCGATTTCGCTGCGCAGCTTGTCGACGCCGCCGACAGTGAGATCGCCCGCAGGGCCGACGTGCGCATAAAGCTGGTTCGGATCGGTAATGCGGTCCGGATCGCCCTGCGGCAGATGCACCCTGCGGTAAAGATCGTAAAAGCCCGGGCCGTAGGTGTGATCGGTCTTTGTCGATCCGCCACGCGTCTCGTACTCTTTGGTCAGACGCTCGCCCGCTTCCTTGGTCAGGTTCGGGTTGTTGAGGATCGCCCCCAGCGTCAGGTTCGGATCGTCGGTATGGATTTTCTTGAAGAAATCCCATTCGGTCGCGTCGGACTTTTCCTTGATCTGTTTCTGCTCCAGCGCATCGGCGCGCTGGAACATCGATGCCTTCTGGATGACGTTCTGCATCACCGCGTGCTGCAACTCGGGACGGTCGCGGAACAGCGGGTCTTTGGCGATGCGGTCGACGATTTCGTCGGGATTCAGGCGTGGCTGCTGGGCCGCATCGCTGCGCCCGAACCATTCCGCTTCCCGCATTCGCCGCTGCACCAGTCCCTGATCGACCTGACCTCCCGCATGGTTGTATTGCAGGAACAGTTGCTGGGCGCGATTGATGTCGCCGTCTTTGATCGCTTTTCCGAGCGCGTCGTTCGCCCACTTTTCTCCGGCGTTGTACGTCAGCGACGTCATCGCCGCCCGCGTACCCGGATCGAGCTTCGGATTGATGCTGTCGACGAAGTTCGCCGCCTTGGTGACTTCGTCCTGAAACCGGCCTTCGAGTTCCGCCCGGTCCGGCGTTTCGTTCGGTCCCGAAGCGCGCGTGCCGTAGCCGACGCTCCACTGCTTCACGTCCCAGTACGGCTTTTCGCGGTAGCCTTCGGTCTGTTTGATCTCGTGAATGAAGCCCGGCGTAATTCCCGCGACTGTCCCGCCGATGTAATAATCGCCCAGCCGGTTGACGGTGCGCGCCTGCGCTTTGGCGTTGACGTACTTCTGAATGTCGAGACGCGACACCGGATCGATGTCGCCTGCATAGCGCTCGAAAATCTGCAGCGCGTGCGAGATATTGTCCGGGTCCTTGTCGTTGGTTGCGGCGGTCTCGACCCAGTTCTTGACCGCCGATCCCTTGTATTTCGAGACTTCGGTTTTCAAAGTGCCTGCGTCATAGCCCTGCGGATCAAAATAATTATGCGCCTCCTGATCGATGGTGCGCATCTGCTGGTCGAGTTCGCCGTACTGGTTGTTGAGCACGAACAGGCCGCCGGTCCCGGTCGCCGACGTGATGTTGTCCTTCGCGGTTTTGGTGTACCACTCCTGCCGCTGCTGGTCGGCATGGCTGGTCATGATGCCTTTGAGGCGATCCCCGCTCTGGCGGGTATTGACCGCGACCATCGCCTTCATTTCCGGATTGCCGGCCTGGTCTTCGGCCTGTTTCTGCAAAGCATCGATCCTGGCGAAATAATCGTTCTTCTGTTCGAGCGCAGCCTTCCCCTGCAACTGCGAAAACTGGCTGATGAGCTCGCCGGCCTGATCGGAAAACCACGAATGCAGTTCGCTGCCGTGGACCTGGTTGTCGAGTTTCGCGCGCTGCGTCGCGATGTCGAAACCGGCGTCCGCCGCTTTGTCGATCCCCTGCCCGAGGGTTTCTTCGGAACGTGCGATCAGTCCGCCGAACATATCCGGCGAAGTGTTTATCCGCTCAAAATCGTTCTGCGGCGCACCGGCCGGATTGATGTCCGGAAAGGCGCTATAGGCAATCGGATGTCCGGCCATCAGTAAATCGCTGTATCGCTGGTCGCAACATAGGGCGTACTGGTCGGAGCGCCCGGACTGCTGCTGTTCTGCAACCCTGCGAATTTGGCCCCAACCGTCGAGACACCGCTCAGCAGTGTGCCGGTCGCGCCGATGGTACCCGCTTCGCTGGCCTGTCCGGATTGCATCGTGTCGAGTCTGCTTTGCGCCGTATCACTCGTCGCCTGGACTTCCTGCCCGTATGCCTGTTTGGCCGCGTTCGATCGCAGCGTCAGTGCGTCGAGATAGCCGAGTTCCTTGCTCGCGGTGGTTACTTTGGCAGCCGAACCGGAAGTCGTGACAACGCCCGACGCGCCAAGATTTGCCGTTTCGGCTCCGACGACAGCCTTGGTCTTCAGCCCCTGATTTGTGGCAGCCGTTTCGCCAGCCTGAATGTCTTCCCGCGCATTGGTCTGCGCGATCGTGGCATTGTTGGCAGCCACCTGTGCCTGATACGCGGATGCTTCAGACTGCGACTGTCCGGCTTCGGCCGCGCCGCCTGCCGCAACAGCCGACCCGACAAGACCAACGGCCAGTAATCCGAGCGAAACCGGATCGGCCATTTACCGCACCATGACGAACGAACGGAATAATGCGCCTTTAGCACCGAACGGCTTTGCGTCGCCAAGCGTGAATCCGAGCGCCTGCAGAAACCGGCATCCGGAGCGATAGTTGGCAGCCACGTAGCCCTCCAGCCGCATCTTGTGCTCCAGCATGTCGGCTACGCCGCGTCGGGCGAGCTTGAGAAAGGCCACGGGAACACGCTCGACCGGAGGTGCCGTCATCAGGTACGGAAAGCCGATGTCGCCAAGAAGCGACCCACAAAGCCCCGTCATCGCGGCGACTTCGCCGTCGACCAGATAGGTCCGCCGCAGCATCGCCATCCGGAAGTTCGCCCGCAGCGCGACCCGCGGATCGAGACCGAGATCGACAATCTCGTCGCGGTTGGAGTCCCGGAGGCTGGCTGCCAGACGATACACATCAGCCACAACGGACGGCCGCACCACAATTTCGGCTGCCATCAACCTGCGGCCTTATTGTCTCCGACGTTGAACTGACCGATCAGGGCGAGGATGTCCATCGGAAGGGGTTGAAGCTGCTGCGCCGCGAGCATTCCCATTGAAGCCGACCATCCGTCCCACGACTGCCAGTCGTCATCGATCAGCGCAAAGGCGTCGCCGGTATAGAGCGGCAGCGCCGCCGCCGGCACGTTGACACTGGGAATGTCCGGCAGATCCGCGCCGTTGGTCCACGGAATCTCCCGCTGGAAATCCAGCGCCGCCGCAACCGGCTGGTTGGCGAACAACTGAAATCCGCGGCTGGCTTTCATCCGCACCGTGGCGTTCTGAATCCGCTTCCGGTCGCCCTGGATGGTTCCCACCGACGCGATCTCGACCGGCATCGCCTGCAACTGGGCGATAAACGGCAGCCCGACTTTGACCGAACTCGCGGGGTTCTGCAGCGCGACCGTGCCGTTCGTCACCGTCGACAGCGGAATGACCGCTCCGTCCGCCAGTCCCGTCACCTGCATGCCCTCGAGGTGATAGAGATTGGTGATCTGCGAAACCGGCGTGCTGATGCTCCAGTCGCCTGAAGGTGCAGGTGCCGGAAGGTTGTTCGGATCATCCGGAATGGTCTGGATGATCGGGACCGTGATGGCAGCCAGAACTTCCGAAGGCGAAACGATCTGCTGCACCACGCCCTGCCCGCCGCCGATCCGGATCACGTCGCCCGGATTATTGTTGGCGAAGACCGCGGCCGAAGCCGAAAACAGCACGTTCTGCGACACCAGCGGCACGAAGGTCGCGCCGGCGCCGGTCTGGTCCATGATCGCGACCGTCGTGCCGGGCGAATAATCCTGCCCCGGACTGACGATGGTGAAAGCCGTGATGACGCCCCCGGCAACCGTGAACGCAATGTCCGCACCCGATCCCGTCCCCGCCGGATCGTTGATCTGCGCCGACGGTGACGTGTAGTTCTGCCCGCCGTTCGGAAGGTACCCTCCCGATATGGTCCCCGGGCCCTCAGCAGCCGCGGCCGTGAGCGTGGCCGCAGGCTCCGGCATCTCGAGCGCCAGTCCCGCATCGACGCACCACGGGTCTTCCGGGCCTTCCCACAGCCGGTTGTCCATCCGTTCGATGTAATAAGCCCACTGGTTTTCGCCGACGATGAACCGCTTGACGATGAAATACGGCGCATCGACGGGAGGTTCGGTCGCGACTTCGTTTCCCGCAACCAGCCCGTTGGTGTCGTGCCGCGCCCAGCCCTTGAGCTGTTCTTCCTTGTCGAACGTCAGCGACAGAAACTTGCCGTCGCTTCGGGTTGCCCAGACGATTTTCCACGGCACTTTCGCCCATGCCCATGTGACCATCTGGAAATCGTCAAACAGATGGCTCGACAAAAGCGAAATGTCCGTGCCCGCGTAGATGTTGACGAAGAAATTATACTGCAGGTCCCGGACCACCGTGCCGTTCTGCTGCACGTACAGAATGTCGTAATTCACGCGAAGCAGAGGCAGCGTCGCCGAAAAGCCGTTGGATTCCTGGGGCTGCGCGCTTTCCGAAGCCGGTGTCCATGTTGATCCTGCGCCTCCCGCTCCCGAGAGCTGCCACGCATCCAGCCCGGTCCCGAGGATCAGCCCTCCGGGCATCGGCTGCATCGCCGAAATGCCGTTGACCTGCTGGCCCCACGGCGTGGTGATGATGGCGTCGGAATCGACCGGTGGAAACGACTGGTCCATGTTGGTGTAGGCGCCGGTCTGCGAAGCAAACACGGTGTCGGGGTTATTCAGCGTGTTCGCATAGACCCGCCGGCTCTGGAAATAGTTCGGGACCGCCGGATAGTTTCCGGTCGCGGGACCGACGTCGAGACCGGCGGTAACGGTTGCGCTCGTGCCGGAATCCGTGAACGTCACGGTGTCGGTCGCACCGTTGTAATTCTGCCCCCCGTTCTGCACGATCGCCGCGACAACGATGCCTCCCACGACCACCGGGATGATGACGCCGCCGGAACCCGTCGTGGTGTTGATCGTTGCCGACGTGGTTGCCTGGGCGAACGTCCCCGCCGAAGGAATCGTCCCCACCGACAAAATCTGCGACGGCGCGAACGGATTAAGAGCGAGCGGCGGCGTCGTGGAAAAATCCGCAAGGATGTTGGTGTTGACGAACTGTGTGCCCGTCGTGGTCCCGAGATAGCCGAACGCCGATCCGACCGGGACCGGCGTGTCGTAGGACGGAGGCGCCTGATAGACGTTGTAGCTCGCCGCGCCGGCAACAGGATTCCACGTGATCGTGTGCGAACCCGCGACAACCGCGATGTCGTCGGAATTCGTGATGTACGCGACGTTCGAAGCGATGCTTTCTTCGCCGGTCACGGAGTCGACCGCAGTCACGCAATAGGCGTACTGGGTCGCCGGGCTCCCGGTAACGCTGGTAGTCGCGGTACATCCCGTCGGCGCGTTGATCGCCGAAGCGAACGTGGTTTCGGTGAAGTCCCAGTTATTCGCCGCCAGACGGGAAAGGTCGATCGGAGGATATTCCGTCCCGGTTTCCTGATTGACGCAGCACAGCGACATGACGTCGGCGGACTGCACGACTTTCAGATATGGAAGGTCCGCGAGCTGATACGGCGATGAAAACGTCGTGTAGATGCGGGCTGCCGTTGCGCCGCCAGTATAAGCCGCGAAATTCAGCGAGTTAATCGGATTCCCGAACAGATCATTGATCGTGACGTTATTGCCGCTCACCAGGCCGGAGACAACCGTGCGGCCCTGTAGCTGTGGCGGCAGACCCGAGCCCGACAGGAACAGCCAGTCACCTGTAGCGTCGGTATTTCCCGGGATAGTGACGATGCACGGATTGGCCTGCGAGATGGCGCTGACCGCGACCGGCGTTTCGGTGATGACCGAGCCGTTGGCGATGACGCGCATGTAGGAGCGGCTGAGCGCGTCGACGCCGAATTCGAGGATGTAGGACTGGCTGATCGAGAACTGGAATTTGATGATGCGCGGCGGGAGACTTGATGCGCTGGCGGGAGTCGAAGACTGGATGACGTAGGCCGTGCCGGCGCGGGATGATGCCGGGCCGCGGTAGTTGACGAAGCAGTTCCGCATGACGGACGCGCTGGCGTGCCACGCGGCGAGATCGGTCCGGCCCCAGACCGCCGGCGAGATTTCCCCGCCGGAATAGGTCGGCTTTATCTGGGAAACCGGCGCCATGGATCAGTAGCTCAGACCATCGGGTCCCGACCATCCGGACCACGGTGCCATGAAGCCGCCGTTTGGCGTCGACCACAGCCCGAAGTTGTTGCCGCTGTCGCGAATTTGCATCCAGTCAGGGATCAAGTTGGAGTCTGTAATCCCCTCATTCCCGTCCGACACCCGCGCGACGTTGATCAGTCCGGCCGCCATCTGGATCGCCAGCGCCCGCTTCTTGTCGTCGCCGTTAAGCGGTGCACAGAACCACGCCGCGCACGCGCCGATCACCGCATTCTGCAAATGCGAATCCCACAGATCGACGTTCGGAATCCGCGCGGTATAGACCACCTGCGGCATGCCGGCCTGCGGCGGTGAAGTATTCGGCAGCGTCGTGCATGGTCCGCAGTTGGTCAGAATGACCTTGATCTGGTTGCCGTTGGCATCCGTGTCGATCGCCGGCACGAACGGCATCGACGTGAACACCTGCGGCGTATAGTTGATCCCGGTATTGGTCATCAAAGGCGCGGACGACGTCGGCCAGTTTGGTGCCGGCATCACGAACCGCACCAGCAGGCAGTCCGGCGGATAGGCGTATTCGTACTGCCACGGAATTGGCGGCTGCGGCAAAGCTCCGGACGGGTTGACCGGTGTTCCGATCGCTGCCTTGAGCAGCGTCAGTTGGCCCTGCACCCGCGCCGAATTCCAGTGCGCGGCACGAAACACCGCATCGGCCTGGAGCTGGTAGGTACGGGACGCAACCTGTGCGGCGAGACTGTTCGGCGGCGACGGCGGATTGATGCCCGATATGGTTGCCCGGGCCCCGACTTGATCAAGGGCCAGATTCACCAAGTCGATCGGAGATGTCATCGGTGATGGCCTCGTAGCGCTCGGACGTCATTCGGCATCCGCGACCGGCTCATAAAGCGGAACGTCCACAAGATCCGGCCCGACGGAGAAATGTTCGGCGATCTGTTTGCTGGCGTCGTCCGCGCGCACGGTGCGGTGCGGACCTTTGACGCCGTCTTCCAGCGTGAAGACATAGCCGGGTTCGCGGACTTCGCCGTGCATCTGGGCGCGGGCGGTGAGACGGTAGCGTTTCATTTGCTGTCCTCCGCGCCGCCCTTGCCGTACCAGCGTTCGGAACGGTTTTCTTCGTCTTCGCTTTCCGTCGCCAGATGCGTGATCTGCAATTCGACGCGCCGGCAGCTTTTCTTGGAGCCGTCGGTCATTTCGCGTTCGTTCTGGCTGACCGACGTCACCTTCGCCATCGCGCAGAGGTGAATCATTTCGCCGACGTTCGGCAGGTCGTCGAGGCCAAGCTTCGCGAGTTCGTCTTCCTCAAGCGACAGGCAAAGCCCGTACGGATAGGCCGCAACGGTTGGCGCAGCCGGCGTTGCGGGAAAGGAATTGCCGATCTCTTTCTTCACGTCCTCCGCAGACTTCACCATGTCGATCATTGCCGTGAACTGGGCCATGTGGGGCAGCCTTTTGTCTGGAAGTCCGGGGATGAAGATTCCCCATCCGTTCACCTTGCAACCGGCGATAGCGGGTAACTTAAGCCGCAGCAGCGATAAAGGCCGGGCTGTTGTCGTTGGATGCGGGGTCGAGGTCGCGGTTGAGCAGGAAGGGAAATCGCTGATTGAAGCTGCCCATATATGTCCACGACGGAAACAGACCGTTACCCTCCGTCGTAGTCGCCCCAAACGTATCTGGAAAAGCGAATCCCCATTCTGTACTGATTTGAACGTAAACGCCCGGCATAGCCAGATGCGGGTCATTCAAAAAATAATTGAAAAACAAAGCCTGTGCGTTAGCCCACGAAACGCTGGAAGTCGTTGCCAATATAAAGCCCTGTGTCGCGGGCGTGACACTACCGTAATAGCCCTGATAGTTGGTCGATGTCGGCGAGCCGCCTGGACACGAAGCAACGTCAATGGTGAACGTGTTGCCCGTGGAAGCCACCTGACCGATGATGTTCCAGCCACTCACGCTGGTGTTGTTGATCTGGACATATTCGTTCGTGGTATAAACACTCGCTCCGGTGGCTGTTACGGAAACCACATTGGTCGAGCAGGATAGCGCGGTGATATATAGCGGCGCGGACCATGCCGTGTTGAAGCCGCCCTCGTAGCCGATCAGACGCTTGCCGTAGGCTACACCACCATTATTCACAGTCCCGGTAGCAACCAGATTCCCAATGCCCGTAACATCGGTTTCCAGGGTGCTCGTGGAGTCTCCGGTGTTATCGGTTTGCAACAGGCTGACGTAGCTCTGGATGTCGGCAAGGGCCTGGGACGAGTTCAGACCGTAGGTTTGAACATCAGAAATCCAGCTGGTGGTATAGGTGCCGGGACTGGCGTTCGTCCCGATATACGTCGTGAAGTTGGCAGAGCCTATCGCGAAATAGGGCGCTACCGCGTAATAGTCGAACAGCGTTATCGGAGCAGTCGATCCTATCGGTGACGCCGGATTGCAGTTGGCGAGATTCGATCCTGAGCCGGTCGCGTGGATATAGTTGTATGTCGCGGCAGTATAACCGCCGATGGCCCATCCGCCCATGACGTATTTGACGCGCGGATTTTTACCGTAGGATGATGCCTTCATATCCTCGACGGCAAGCATTTCACGCAATGCGGAATAGGTGGCATAATCGGTTATCGTGCTGTTGCCGCAGCCCGTAGGGCGCGCCGGTATTTGGCAGCGACCCGTAAAATCCCATCTGGTCAGCCTGGCTATCGCCGCCATTCCATAGTTCGTTGCCATACTGCACATAAAGCAACGCCGGGCTGTTAAGCCCCGAATAGCCATTCGCACCATTCAGATAGACATTGAGCGCGTTGACCGGCCAATCCGTCGATGCTGTGCCGTTGGGGTCGCAGTAGTAAGTATAGCAAATAACCCCCATCGGCGGCATGGTGACAAACAAACTGATCGGATGAGTCGGCGACATCGCGTTCAATTCATTCACAAACGCCACCTGAATCTCGATTGGCACCGTGCGCTGCGCGCCAGTAGCCTCGTTACCGCTGCACGGAAACCAAACGCCATAAACCCAGTTCCCGCTGCCGTCCGTCTGACCGGGAGCGCGGGCGTCATAACAGAATTGATAATAACTGTTTGCCACAAACGTCCCGAACCATGAATACGGACCGGACTCCTGGTAAAGCGTAAGAGGATAAGTCCCTCGCGACCCGACGTTGAGCGTCATAAACTGGTTGGCCGACGCATTGCACGCGCCGGTGCTGGCACAGCCAGAGACCGTCCCGCTAAAACTGAACGTATAACAAGTCGTCCCGCAACCTGACGTGTTGATCGTCGCCGGGTAGAAATTCAACAGTGACATTCCAGACCCGACAGTCTTGCTGCTTGGCGGAAACGTGATGATGATGTCGCCATCGGCAAAGCCGTGCGCCGTGGAGGTTGTAACCGTCACCGTTCCGGAAGTCTGCGATACCGAAGAAACCTGCACGTTGCCGTTCACAGTCCGGGCTGATGCCGATCCTGCCCGGAAGTAAACCCGCTCGCCGTGCGTCATCGACGCTGGCGTTCCAGTAACACTGGAAATCGTCACCTGATTAGAACCGGACGATGCTCCGTAGGGCAGCAGATTTGAAACCGGCGAATAGAGGCCGGAATAGCCTACCGTATTCAGCGGTGTTGGCCGGTCGGTAAAATTCATTTCCCCGGCGCTATTGCCGCCGGACCAGTTCATGACCCGGATGGCTTCCGGGTCCATATTGACGATTTGCGCCTTGTAGGCGGAGCGAAATATCTTGCCAGCCTGAAAGTCCGTTTGATCCGAAAGCTGGTATAGCGCCAGCCCTTTTATGTAATGGCCGGTGCTGTTCGTGTCGGTCGCGGTGACCTGAAAACCATTACTCGTGACGATAGTGCCAGAATAGGCAATAGGAATGCACCATCCCGCCCATGTCTCGTCGCTGACGGTCCAATTCGCGTTGCTGGTCTTGTTATAGGTTCCTGTAAAAGTTCCGCAGGCCCCAGGGCTTTCGGTCCATGTGGCGCTTCCGCCGAGGGAAATCGTGCCCGTACCGTAGCCTTGCAGACAATACACCCCGGAATAATTAGTTGAAGCCGGAATTGAGAAGCTTCCGCCAAAGGAGCGACCGTTTCCGGGATTTGCCGTACTGACGCCAGCACCATTGCCGTAGGTGCATCCCGTTACGCCAGGCGTGACCTGATTGGTGCAGGGATAGCCTTGCGTATCGAGATACTGACTGCTCCAGACAATACCGCTCGCCCAGCCGGTGTTGAATGGCGAAACAAACCCGGATGCCTCCTGAAAGAAATTAATGAAGGCATAGTCGTTAAGGTTGGCGACGTTATTGGCGTTCAGAACGGTGCGCTTGAGATCGCCCGCAGGGCTGTAACCATGCACATTCCAGCCCCCCAACAGCAGCGTTGACAGACACAAACCAATACAGGCCGCCAACCTTGGCATACGGTTCAGCTTTTTCATGCTGCGGCATTCACCCATGCGATCTTATTATCGTTTGCGGGAGCAATGTCCCTCTCCAGCAGCCAACCGCCGATGATGCCACGACCACCGCCTGACGGCGGCCCGGTAAAATCAGCAGGCGCACCATTCCACCAAAATTGTGAACTGTTGCCACTGTTGCAGGTCGATGAGCAGGACCACTCGGTGACATTGACCCATCCGCCGGCGTTTGACGTAAAAGTCTGGTCAGCATCTACAACCAGTTCAAATTCACCGTCAGCCGGCGCTGTCGGAGTCGTCGCGCACATCTGGCTCCATGTCGCGGCGGCATACGAAGGCGTGAACGCCGTGGTCAGCACCGTGTCGGACTGCACGCCCATGTACGGATTCTGCCGCACCAGCATGCGCGGAGTGTCGCCGTTGTACGTGACTGCGCTCCCGCCCCACGGTGGCGCAGCATCGCCGCTCGACGACGGGCGCACCCACACGCAAACGCTGGCGGTCGCACCGCTCACCACCGCGACTTTGACGCCGTAGCCGTCCGGTGCACTTTGCAGACGAAGCAGAGAGCCGTAACGGGGATAGTAGCTCTGGAACTGAACCGGGCTTCCTGAACTCCCGACCGACTGTGTTTGAGTGACCGTGTAAGACGTACCGCTGCCCGCCGTAACGACCGTTCCAGGCACGAAGCCCGAGCCGTTGCTGAATAGAAAATCAATCGGTGGCACAAATGGATTGCCAGAAGTGAGCGTGATCGTGTTGCCTGGAGATGTGCTTCCAGAACCGGAAGAGATATACCCGGACACTGATACAACACGAGGCGTCATGCGAAGCGAATAGCCGGAAGTATGAGTAACGGCCGTGTCGTAGCTCAGGAACCCGCCCGGAATCCATGCGCCATGCGTGACGGGAGTGCATGACGCGCAATCATGAACGATGAACTCGTGCGTACCGTAGAATCCCTCCTGCCCGCCCTGTGTTGGATAGGCAGTCCCAGCACCGAGGACCGATGAATTTCTCAAGAAAACTCGTGACATTGTTGGAACATACTGCCCTCCAGCTGTCTCATCCTGATGCAGGGACAGTATTTTGCCTGTAGCGGTGCCGCTGCAACCCTGAAATGCTACGCTGCCGAGAGTAGTACTGGAACAGATAAACTCCATGTTGTCGAAGAAATGAGTGGTGGAGTTACTGTCCAGCGTGAGCGGATAGGCACCGGAGCCTGGCGAAGCGTCCCATCCGATCACACCGTTGCGGACAGTTAAACCAATTCCGTTCCCGCTCAGATACATTCCGAACGCCGAAGTGATCATATAGAACGGGTCGATGACTGCTGCGCCCAGAGTGGCGTTCCACTCCCAACGTCCGCTCTCGTGCCAGACATAAAATCCATTTATCGTACCAGAAACGCCGTAGGGTGATGTGTTGAACGCGAACGGATTTCCAACATTCGTATATGTTGTGATCGGTCCCCAGGTGTTGATACCGCCACCGAGCATACTGGAAAAACCACCATAAGAAGCGGTGATGCCAAAGGCTGGCTTGGCTCCGCCGGTATTGGAACTGCCTGTGATAGAAAAATTGGAGACCTGCCCGACAACATTAATGAGTGAAACGGGAAGGCTTTCAACGTTTGAGGTGGCAGTTCCCGTCAGGATCACAGTTATGTCGTCAACCTTCCAGTACGGATTGTTGCCCGCAGTGAGAACAGCAAGGCCATAATTGTTCTGCGCCGTGCTGGCAGTCGTCACGTCATTATAGAAAACACCGTGCTGAAGGAGCACGCCCGTAGTCGCCGTCCCCCCGAACGCAGCGTTCGTAGGAGCCAGCACCATCGTCGAGTCGTGCGAGTTGATGATGCTGAAATATGTCAGCGAGAACGTTCCGAGCGGGCCGGTGTCGGCCTCGATGCCTCGCTGTTTGGCGGTGAGTCCGCTGATGTTTGAAAACTCCAGCCACGAAGCTGCGAAGTTGGAATTGGCCTGAAAGTGGAGATAGCCGTTCGTGGTCGAGCCGCTTCCCTGGACGATGACGTTGTAGCCGGTGAGCAGGACCACATCGACAAGCATCGGGAACGAGTATGCGTTACCCGTTGATGTGCTGGTGTAAGAAAGCGTCGCAGCAGTGTGCGCGTTCGTGAGCGCTGTTCCGGTAAATGCCAATGAAGTCCCGCTCGCGTTACCGGACAGCGTTATTGGGTCGCCAAGATAACCGGCGACCGTCTGGGCTGTATCAGTCGTCGATGATGCGATGTAGGCGGTATCGCCGCTCAGCCAGCCCGTCGATGTCGTGGTCGTTGCGGCCGTCGCGCCGCCGGACACCGCCGCTGCAAGTTGTGTCTTGTTGGTATTGCGGCCACCCGATGATCCGACGATGTTCAGCGTCCCGCCGTTGCGTGTATTAAAGCCGGTATCGCCCTCGACCGTTGAGTTGAGCGTAAAAGTTGCTGAACTGGTCGAGGGGATCGGCGTGGCGACTGTGCCGATGGTTACGGTGCCGCCGTTGTAGGTGACCTCCATCCCGGCAACTTCCATCTTGTACGCAGTCGATGCGGCAGTGCCGAACGCGAGCGTGCCGTACTGACCGACAGCGATGGACGGCGAGACAAGTGTGTTGGCGACGTTCCCATAGTTGATGTTCGCGGTCGTGTTAACCGTCACCGTGTAGGCATTGTGCGTGCCGGTCCCGGTCAACTGCCCATAGACCAGAAAGCTGTCGCCCGCGGCCGGTCCACTCGCCTGCGTGGCGGTCGTCACCAGTAACCTTGACCAATTCGTTGTCCCGCTGCTGAAAAGATTTACCTGCGTGCCAGAGGATGTTTCGGCGCGGATTTCATACGTATCAGCGAGGGCCGTATAGTTGCCTCCAGAACATGTCAGGATAACCCAACCACCTTCCGCAGTGGCCGCTGCCGCACTCACCAGATCGGACACGTTCACTGTCTGCGCGCACGCTGCGGACGAGAGCGTCGTATCGTAGAGCTGAACGGTTAATGTTCCTGTCGGGACCGCCGCGACTGAAGCCAATTTGACACCGATACCGGAAATGACCGTCGTCGCTGTGACCGTAAAAGTGCTGGCTCCTGTGAAACTCGTGGTCAGCGCCGTGTTTGCTGTCTCTGAGTTCAGGAACGCGTTGCTGTCAACCGTATCAACAATCGACCATGTGCCAGTTGCATTGATGTTGCCGCTGGCCGTCGAGATCAGTGTTGCCGCAGCATTGGCCGCGCTTATCCACGTCAAAAGCGCGATCGCGAGAAGTCCGAGGCGGATGATGTGCTTCATTGCTTCACGTAAACAATAGTGCCGGTGATCTGCGTGTTGGCGCTCGTGATCGCGCAGATGTCGTCCTGGTTTGTCGCGGTCGCCATGATCGCGTAGCCGCCGTTACCGAGCGAAACGCCGCCGTTGGCCGCGAACTGAAATCCTGTCGCCGCTGTCGTCCCGCCCCATAGTGCAGCCTGACCGGAACCGCAGGAGCCTCCATTCGTCGCCTCGAAGAATGCCACGTTAACCGCGGCGTTGTTGTTCGCGATGAACTGGCAGACGTAGGTTTTCTTCGCCGCTGTGCCCGCGAGAACCGGCGTCGTATAGAGCCCGCTCGTCCCGCTCAGATTGATCGGGGCAAAAAGCTTTGTGTTGGTCTGGCACGGCTCCGCCACCACAGCCGCCGTGCCCTGGAACTGAGATGCATTGACACCAGGGACAGCAACAGCACCAGGTGACGTTCCGAAATTTGACGGGGCACCCAACCCCGTCCCGGCCCATGCACCCACATCAACCCACTCAGCGCCGTGAACATCGGCGTTACCCGGATTAGTCTGCCCGGTTGTGTAGGTGTTGGTATTCCATGCTGTCGCGTTCAGATACGGCACTGCCGACGTCAGCGCCGCATAAAGATTATTGTTGCTGGTGGTGACATCAATCTGCTGACTGCCGAAGCTGTTGACCGCCGCGCATTGCGTCTTGCCGACCGTCGCATCGCAGACCAGCATCGCGGCGTAGTTTGCGGCTGAAATAACCTGCGATGCAAACACGAGACCGGAACCGGCCGTCATGTTGTAGTCCGCGATCGCCACGCCGCCTGCAATCATCGCCACGGCCACCACACCGACAATGATGGTTCGGATCGCGCTTCCGAACACGCCTCCTATGAACCGCGCTGCCCTGATCATCTAACCGCCTCCGAGCATGGGCATAGGGCAGCCCTGCGAAAGATCAAGCGCGCCAGTGCAGCCGCCGCCGCTGTTGCCGTAGGCGTGGCCGTTATTGCTCCACAGCCATACCTGCGCGGCCTGCGCGGTTGCTGCGGCAACAACGACGATGAGAACAGCGAGCAGTGCGGCGCGCATCAGAATTGCGTGTAGTAGACGATCGCCTGAACGGCGACGCCGGCGCTGACATTCAGGCAAAGATCATTGGATGATGGCACCGGCGGAAGGCCGCCATAAACCGAGATATGATCGACGTTGCCGCTCTGCGCGGTGAGATGGAATGCCGGCGTGACTTCGGTCGTGCCGGACCCGCAGGTGCCTCCGGTGCCGTAGACCAGTCCGACGTTCGCAGTGCCGTTGGACCAGAAATTAAAACCGCAGACATAAATCTGCGTGTTCGCTGCCCCGACGACCAGTCTGGTCGAACCGGACGTCGACGCGTCGTAAATCTGCGCCTGGTTGCACGCGGTCAGAAGATCCGGGTTGATCGCAATGCCGGGCGCTGCCAGCGCGGGACCGTACAGCGCAAGCACACATGCGAACGCTGCGGCAAAAAGCCTGCGCATTGTCATCGCTCCGCGATCAGCCGTTCGGGCCGGCAACGGCCGGCGGCGTGCCCGCCGCAGCGCCCGCGCCCGCGACATTCATCGCGCCGGCTGCGGGTTCGTTTCCGGCGGCGCCACCACCCGGAGGCGCGGCGGCCATTTCGCTCGACTGCCGTTCGGCCATCTGCGCGAGTTCTTCTTCGTGCTGCTTCTGGAGATCGTCGCGCGCCTTGGCATGGCGGTCATGGGTTTCGCCGCGCTCGCGCGTATGGCGCTCGTGCATCGATTCCGGGCCGGACTTTTCGCCGCCCTCTTTGCCCTTCTTGCCGTACCAGTCGCGTTTTTCCTTAGCCATGACGATCAGTCCTTTTTGCCGTACCAGGATTCGGAACGCGACTTCTTCCTGTGGTTCATTCCCATCAGCGTCTCAGCGAGCCGGGCCTGCTTGCCGGTTTTGCCGCTGTCGCCGGCGTGCTGCTTTGCGAATTCTTTGGTGGACTCGCCGGCCTTCTCCGCTTTGGCGCGGAACTGTCCGTGTGCGTTTGCTGTCGCGCCCGCGATCCACTTGCGCTTCGCCATGGGCTCAAGCTTTCCTGCCGTACCACTTCTCGCCGCGGGATTTTTTGGGCTTGCCGTCTTTGACAGTGGCCGGAAGTTTGCCGCCGGGATCGGCCGCGGCAAATTCAGCCGCAGCCTTGCCTTCCTTGCCGGGCTTGTCCCGGTTGCTCCACGCCCATCGCCGCTGCGCTTCGGACACCGGGGGCATCTTTATTGCATCCGGTACCAGACATTGCCGGCGAGATTATAGATATAAGTCACGGTCGCATTCTGCGCGAGCGTGGTAACGGACGTCGGCGTGAACGTCGCGCTGTTGCTGGTCGAGAGATTCAGCGTCGAGATCGCCTGGGTGGTGAAGACCGACGCGAACTTGCCGTCGAATGTGGTGGGCGGCAGCACGACATTAAGTGTGCTGAGCGAACCCGCCGGATTGACGATCAGCGCCGACTGCCCGACCGTCATGGTGATGGTGTTGCCGGTGAGCGGCGTCGCGTAAACGTAATCGCGGCCGTCGCGCAGGTTCGCCGTGGTGGTATAGGCGAAACTCGCCGTGTTGTTGACCGACGAAATGACTGAAACCAGTTCGCTGCCGAGCAGCGTTGTCAGCACCTGACCGTTGTTCTGGCTGCGGAGGACATTCTGCCCCCCGAACAACGCAGCGATAATCGCAGCGGCGCCCGCCAGGCTGATCCAGATGCGTTTCATGATCGCGGTGTCCTTAATGGAATTTCGGGGCACGGATGCCGGCCGGGCGGCGGCGCGCATCGGCCGGCTTGCTGTATCGCGAGAGTTTGTCGGCGATGTTGAGCAGCGTCACCGCCATGTATTTGTCGTCGCCGAAGCCGGTGGCCTGCAGCCACTTCACGAAGTCCGGCACCATTTGATCCATTGCAGCCGCAACCGGGCCGCAGCGCGCCACCGCTTCGTCGTAAAACTTCCCGAAATGCGCGAGGAACGCCGGCACGCCGCCGCCGTGCGGCTGGCCGTGCGCGAGCGTCATGCGCATCATTGAATCAACCGGTGCGCCCATGGCGTCGGCGACCGTGATCAGATCCGCGATGATTTCAGACTGGGGACGCATGATGATCTCCGGAAAACAACGGGGGCATTCGCGCCCCCGCTAAAGTCCCTGCATTCCAGATCAGACCGGCCACTCGGCCCATGCGAAGCACGGGATGGCGACACCGGTCTGCACCGGGGTCGAAGTCAGCGTGATCAGACCGCCGGGCGCAAGCACGACGCGGCCGTCGAACTCGTAATGCGACGAGACCATGCTGTCGGCGGTCGAGATGACCTGTATCAGCGGAATGTGGGTGGTGATCGCGGTGATGGTCGCCGCGGTGTAGAGTTTGGCCTGCGCCACGCCGCCGCCGCCGATCGGGGAAGCAACGGTCGAACCGCCGGAGGTGACCGAGGTCGGGGTCTGGGTCGACACCGAACCGAGGATGGTCGCAACCACGGTGGTGGCAGCCGCCGGCCAGCCGATGTCCAGCGTCGCAACTTCGACGTTGACGCCGGACCCGAGCGGGTTGAACAGCGTAAAGGTCGGCGAGGTCGTGGTGTTGACCGGGATGGTGACGCCGGCGATCAGCGACATGCCGAAGAACAGACGGCCGCGGTAAGCGGCGGTGTACCACTTGCCGTGCAGTTCGGCGACGATCAGTTCGGCCGCTTTGCCCTGCAGCGCGACGGGGTTGTTGCCGTCGGTGTTGGAGGTGTTTGACGGAGGCTGGACGACACCCTGGAACAAGGCCATGTGAGTTTTCCTTTTCGGAATGAGGGAGGGGTTGAGGACTGGTTACGCCGATGGGCTACGAAGGAATGACCGTCCCGTTGAGGACGCCGGTCGCGAGGCTGATGTCGAAGGCTTCGCTGGACCGCATCGCATCCAGATCGGGGGCTTCCGCGCCCATCTGCCAGGCCAGCAGGTTATTCAACACACGCAGTTCGATGAGGATCGCATTGAGCGGAGGCACGCCGGAGCCGCCGGGTACGCCCTGGTTGGTATTGCCGGCAATAACGTTCGGTACGGTCGTGCCGGTCGCCTGCAGTACGGGACCAAGAACAGGCGTACCGTCTTCGGTCGAGACCAGTCCCGAACCGTCAGGCAGAGCCTCGGGAACGGGATAGGCGGTAGGACCCGCAGGGTTCTGTGCGGCCATGAGGAGAGTTCCTTGTTGGATGGTTCGGGGGACGCTTTAACTCACGGCGTCGGCGGCACACCGCCGAGCGTCGAACCGGCAAGCGGAGCGCCACCGGAAGCCCGACGCACGCCGCCTCGAGACTGATTGGCGGGACCCGCTCCGGCATGCAGCGCACCCGGCCCGCGTTCCGCCATCTGCGCCACTTTGGCGCCGAGGATCGGTGCGGTTCCGGGAGCGCCGGACTGCGGACCGAAGTTGTGCGCGATGCCCGGAAGCGAACGCGCGTCCTTGCCGTCGCGGCGGATTTTCAGTTCCTCGCACAGCTTGATCAGCGTGGTCTGGTAGGACACCGGATCAAGTTCCTGCACCTTCGGATTCTTCGCGAGGATCTGGGAGGCTTCCGCCATGTCGCCGATGTCAAAGGCGACGCGGTTGTTGGGAAGGCTCGCGGCCCACTTCACCCAGCGCAATGCAGCCGCGCGGTTGAGCGGTTCGGTGTGCTGGTTCGGCGTGGAATCCATCACGATGATGTCGCCTTCGGCGTACCAGGTGCCGGAGGTGCCTTTGCCGTAGAAGCCGTCGGCGGCGCAGCGGTAGCAGGGCTCGCGTTCCTGAATGATGCTGTTGCCGTCGCGCATCGAGAACACGACGGGAATGTCGGTGAAGCCGTACTGCGCCAGCAGCGCTTCGTCGCCATCGGCCGATGCTTCGAGCGTCGGAGATTTGGCTTTGTCGTTCATCGGAAACACTCCAGGTGAAAAGGAAAGAGGTGAAAGGGAAAAAGCGCGGGGCATTGCACCCCGCGCAGGTGGCGCTGGTCAGGCGCTCAGGAGGCTCAGTAATTCGACGGATAGAGGCCCAGCGTGTTCTGCGACGAACTGCCGCCGAGATTGATGTAGGACGAAATCGTCAGGCCGCTGAAGTTCGAGCCGACCACGTTGAAGTAGCCCTGCACGAACCGCGGCAGACCGAGATTGACCTGCCTTCGCGGCCAGTCCATCGACGCCAGCCGGATCGATGCGAGGATCGACGCCAGCAGAATTGCCCCGGTCTCGATGTACGCCGTGAACGTCAGACCCGAGATCGTGCCGCCGCCGTTGTCGGGTGCGCCCTGCACCGCGATCTGCAGCGAAGTCGCACCGCCGGGCGTGCCGGTGCCCGAGAAGAACTCGAACGCCGGCGTGCCGACGCCGCGGCCGTGGCCGAGGTCTTCGCCGAAGTAGGTCGCGTTGCCGATGATATAGCTCGGGGGAACCGTGTAGGTCCCCGAGGACGAATTCAGGGGAAGGCCCTGGAGGATGTCGTAGGTGTTGGTGGTGGGAGCAGACGCCGTAACGGCCTGCGCGCTGCCCAGCACCAGATTCTGGTCTTCGAGTGCCATGAGAGGTCTCCGTGTTTACCAGCAGAGAAGTCCAGACCGCAGCGCATGCTCTGCTGGATCGCGAGCGCCTTTGGATAAATTACATTTGCTGTGGAGCAGCCGCAGATTGCTGCGGTCGTTCGTCCCGCCCTTAACAAGCGGAACGTGATGATCGACGTGAAATTTGGTTTTGATCAGAGGCTTGAGGCAGAGAACACATTTGCCTTTTTGAAGCTCAAAGAGATAGGCGATGTCGGCAGCACTGTGATCCCCGCCGGCTTCTTTAATCCGAGCGCGCCGCCGGTTTCGAAGAGCTATCCACATGAGGCGGACGCCCTGTTGACCTTTGCGCTCGTAATATCGAAGCAGTTTAGCCTTCTTGGCGACAACCCTCTCTTCTTCGGTAGCAAAACGCTTCGGATTCCCAACGAGACCGGGAGTACGTCCTTCGGCTATCGCTCTGTCGGCCTTTCGCTTTTTGCTGGCTGCACGCGTGATCTGCCGGCATTTCTCAGCGTTGCGGTGACGATAACGTTCCGTCTTTGCACGCTCAGCGTCTCTTAGCTCTTCTGGAGTCCGATATTTAAGCGGACGACCGTGTTTCTTGGGCTCAGTGACAGCCGCGGCATGTCGATGGTCATATGAGGCTTTGCGTTTGGCTCTGAGTTCTTCGCCATGCTTTTCCCGGTATGCCCGGTCGCGCGCCGCCAGAACCGCCTTACGCTCTTCCTCGGTATATTTTGGTGCGGGACCGGGTCTTCCCGGAGTCCGTCCTTCAGCTAGTGCTTTTTCTGCCCGCCGTCTGCTTCGCGCCGTCGTCTGTGGCATGGAACTCTCCTGTTTGGGAGAGAACCATACCATATTTGGCGTAACATACCAAATCAGCTAAGTCGTTTATACGACACGACTTTCCGTATTCAACATGGAATCTTGGACCCCCACAGGAATGTTGCGCCAGTTGACGATCGGGCGCCCCGCGTAATCCGTCGGGCTCAGAAGGACGTTGCGGTCACGAATGGCCTGCACGTCCATCGCCGCGCGCACGGTGCGGTCGACGTAGATTTTGAGGCGGATCGACGGGGACATTTTGTCCGGCGCATCGGTCTTGGTGATGCCCGAGACGGTGCGTCCGGCGGTCGGAAGCCGGACGATGGCGCGCGACATGATCGCGAACAGGTCCGGAGGCGTCGGACCCAGCAGGCCCGCGGTCGTGGTGTCGATATTGCACATGCGCACGACATAGCGCCAGTCTTCGACAACGAGACCAAGCTGCCACTGGAACATCGACGTGAAAGCTTCGAAGCGGTTCTGCGAGGAATCGAAGCCGGGCACGACGTCGCCCTTGTCTTCGAACACCAGCCCGCCTTTGGAGCCCTTCGGGTAGATGCCGTAGGCGGTGGATTCGCCCCAGCCGATGAACCAGAGCGAAGCGTTGGAACTCCCCGTGCCGCCGCAGTCGAACACGTTGACGGCGTTCTGCGCGGTCGCGGTCGAGACGGTGTTGTAGAACGGCGCCCAGCCGGTGAACTGCTCCGGCGTGGTCCAGGAATTCCCGTACACCAGCGTGGTGGCCTGCTGCTGGGACAGGCCCTCCATGTGGGCCACGTCTTCCTTCTCGCGGCGGACGCTTTCCTGACCGCCGAGCTTGCAGAGTTCCTTGTCGACCTGCGAATAATCCCGCAGCAGCGACATGCCGAACTCGAGCTGGGCCGCGTTGGACTTGGTGTACGGCGTGCCCTGGTAGTAACGGATGTAACTGCCTTTTGGCAGCGCGGTCCGCACCGTGGTGACGTGCGTGGTGAGACCATTGGCCTCCACCATCGGCATGTCGTCGACCATTTCGTTGCACTGCGACAGCAGTTCCGCCATGTCGGCGATTTTGCCGTCCGGATCGGTCATGCGCCCGATGTCGGCGAGTGTGAGAAACGCCATTTCGATTTCTCCTCTGGGCGCGTCTGCGCCGTTCGGGAAATCGCGCTGAAGCCCCGTTGCTGCGGGGCGGGTTGTTTTTAGGGTGAGTAGAAGAACTCGCCGTGGGCGATAGTTGCAGCGGCGCGATACGCGGCGTCCGCCTCAGCCAATGTTTTAAATCGACCGATCTGCCTTACTTTTCCGTCCACTTTAATCTGTGCTCTGTACCGCTTCCGCTTCGGGTCGTAACAAACACCCTTCACGCCCAAACGATTATTGGACATTGGCGGTTTGTTCCGCTGGTTCTCAGCGTGTGTGGCTTCGCGCAGATTCTCAATCCGGTTATCGAGAGGATTGTTATTGCGATGATCAATCTCATGTGTGGGCCATTTGCCGTAACAGCAGACCCACACGATGCGATGAGCACCGTAAAATTTCCCGAGCAGACGGATCAACGCATACTGTTTCGATCCGCGAAAAGACGATGAGCACGTAATCCGCAGAGAGACCGGTTTCCCGGCCCACTGCTTATTCCACGCCAGCGTCGTCCTGTACGTTCCGGGGCGCAGGCACCATCGAAGCGTGCCGGTTTCCGGCTCGTACTCTATTCTGCTCCTAACCAGATCGGGCGATGGTCGCATGAAAAAAGTGAATCATGGGACCAATAACAATGCAAGTGTTTTACGACGCGGCTGCGCCGTTACCCGTTTTTTCGTACCAGCCGCGGTTGCCCGGAGTTTTCGCGGGCTTGGGCGGGGACGGATTGGCCGGAACAACACTGTTTTCGAACACGTTCAACGCGCGGCCGATGTTGCGAAGCAGACGGATGTGGCCGACGAAGTTGCCCATGCCGTTGTTGGAAATGTGCGCCATGTACTCGCGCTGCTGCTCCGGCGTGCCGCCGTATTCCTCGATCACGGCTTTCGCCATGGCGAGATCGGTTTCGACGTGGTTGCCAAGCTCTTTCCGGGTGTCCGTCTTCCAGGTGTCGTTGAGCTTGTTCCACACCGAACGCTGATGCTCGGCCATCGCCTGCTGCATGCGCCCGTGTTCTTCGACATAGAGGTCGATGAGCTTTTGCGCGTCTTCCTGCGGCAGTTGTTTGGCGCCGACGATTTCGGTGAACTTCGAGAGTTCTTTATCGTCGAGCTTGATGGTGTCGGGGAGTTTGAACGCTTCGTACTTCAGCGGAGCCGGGGGCGCCTGGGCCGTGGCATCCTTTGCCGGGTCGGTCGCCTTTGCATCGTCCTTCGGCTTGTCGCGTTCGGGCTTTGCTTCGGCCGGAGCCGGCGTTTCCTTGGCGGTGTCTTTGACGTCCGCTTTGGAATCGGTTTTCGCGTCGGGCTTCTTTGACGAAGCCGCTTCGAGCAGCGAAGGTTCGGATTTCGGGCCTGCGTCAGCCGCCGCAGCCGCAGCGTCGGACGGCGTAGACGTGGATGGGGGTGCGGCGTCCGTCGCGGTGGTGGAAGTCGGACCAGCCGATGTGGTCGAAGCGGAATCCGTCGCCGCTGCAGGTGCTGCAGCGGCCGGCGTAGGGTCCGTAGCGGCCGCCGGAGTTGCGGCGGGATCAGTTGCAGCGGGTGCGGGAGTGGCTTCGGCCATTGATCACCTTATGACTTCGCAAGCGCGTTCAAATGAAATCAGGTTGCCGTAGAGCGGCGAACACAATCTGCGGGCGACATCTTCAAGTCTGCCCGAGACACGATATTCAGCCGCGTGAGCGGGGATTTCCTGACTGAGACGAAACGCAGGATCGTCGATATACCGCTGCCACCATTCGGACGGCTTGCCGTTCTGTTGGCCGCTGTGCACGCGCTCGTGCGCAATCAGTTCGGGGCCAACGACCACGCGCGACGGATTGTAGATCGTATCGCCGTAGCAAAAGATCACGCGCTTGCCGCGGCACCTGAAGGTTCTGTTGATCGCCGCGTAGTTCGGCGGAAACAGCGTTAGAATTTTCATTTCTTCTTCGGCAGCGGCGGTCCGCCCGGATAGCCGGCCGGCGGCGGCAGCGGCGCCAGCATTTCTTCGGCGGTCGGGCCTTTGGCTTCGTTGTCGCGCTTCTTCGCTTCGGTCTCGCGCACGTCGTCGAGGCGTTTGGCGTCCTCGCGCTGCTCCCTGATCATCAGCAGATAAAGATCGGGCGACGCATCCATCGCCTCGGTCATCAACTGCTTGCCGACGTTTTCCTCGCCGAGACTGAAGGCGGTCACGTCCGGCTGTCCGGGCGCAAACGTGGTCGAGTAGATGTGGCAGCGTTCCAGCCGGCGGTACAGAAACGCGCGGCCCGATTTGGAGTGCATCAAAAGCCGCAGCGCGTCGGCGTCCTCGCGCTGCTTGCGGCGGGTTTCGCGTTCGGCGTTGTTCTCTGCGGCCGGATCGGTGGCGTCGAACGCGGGTGCGTCAGGCACTTCGCACCAGCTTCGGCGCGTCTTTCAGCTGCGCCCACGCATCGAACGCCTTGACCATGCGGTAATCGTCGCCGAGCCCGGTGATTTCCAGCCAGTCGAACAGGCCAGGCAGCGCACGCTGTTCGGACAGATACCGGTTCAACTCGATCAGCAGCGGCGCGATGCGGGCGATGACGGCTTCGAATTCGCCCGCGAAATACCGCCGGCAATGCGCCCGGGTGTTGCGGTCCGGCGTCGCCGCTAGCGCATCTTTCATCTTGCTGCGCAACGGCACGGGAACGCCGTCCATCAGCGCCTTGCGGAAGGCCCCGTCGACCTGACGGTCCACCCACACGATGCCGTTCTGGCGGACGACCTTGAAGGGGACGTGATCCTTCACGTCAATACTCTTTCGCGACCTTGCAGAGCGTGATCACGAAGTTGCCGAGCGGTCCCATGCCCCACGACAGTTGCGCCTGAAACCCCGCAGCGCGGATTTCGTCAAACAGCGCCGTAATGGGAGCGCCGACCTCGATCATCCGCTTCTTGAATTCTGCGGCGACTTCAGCGTCCGGCTTCGTAGTGACCAGCTGGGCGACCGGTTTGGCACTCGCGCCCGGCGCACGGACGCCGACCATTCCAGCGCCGTAGTATTCCTGATGCTCCGACGGGGGTTTCTGGTCGCCTGTCGGGCCGACCCATCTGCCCTCCGCGAGAGGCGGTCCGCCAGGCTGCCCCGGCTGCGGTTTCACGTTGTTCATGCCGCCGATTGCGGTCAGTTCGTTGCCTTCGCCGTCCGTCAAAGCCATTTGCAGTCTCCACCGTCGCCCGGGCAGCAACGACCGGCGCGCGATAAACCGGCAGGGTTTTTCACCCTCCCGGGGACGATGGAGCCCGTTTATTCGAGACCCATCGCGCTTGACCCGCGTTGCTGCACGGGGATGAAATGACTGGTCAGTGCCTCGTATAACCCGTCGGCAGCAGCAGACCGTGCTGCCGCATCAATGCCTGACGCTTTGCCAGCGCCTGCATGCCGCGAAGCTTGCGGGCGAGTTCGTCGAGCGTGCCGGCCATCTGGGTCCACCACAGATCGCCGCGATGGCAGGTCGCAAGCTGGCGGCAGCCGCCCGCTGCCTGCACCACACCTTCGAGAAAACGCTCCCGGCATTTGCGCCACGGCATCGGATCGCCGCGCACCTCGCCGGTTTCCTTTTCCTTCATCGCGAGGCCGAGCCCGGCATACTGCACCACGATGCGACGCGCCTTGTCCCACCGCGTCATGTGGCCGCGCCAGTAATCGGCGTTCTCCGGTTCGTACTTGAGCAGATGCGCGCAGGCATCCGAAATCATCTTCAAGCCTTCGATCACGCGCTCGTAGCTCTGCCGTTCATCCATCAGCGAACCCTGACGGACCGGATCGCCGTGGGCGTCGACTTCGATCTTCTGTTCGGGCTCTGCAGCCGGTCGCCCGTCCGGGCCGGTGATTTCGGTCACGGGACGGCTCAATAACGATGCGGCAGCAACGACAGATGACCGCCCGCCGACAGCAGGCACGCGATCACCGCGAAGCAGATATAGATCACGAAAATGCAGATGATCGCCCAGAACAGGATGTTGATGACCTGTGCGATGATGCCGCCGCCGGCGCCAAGCTGGCCGAGTATCCACGGCACCAGCAGTTTCAGGATCGAGATGATCGCAATGATGATGACCGCCCAGACCAGAAGCTGTTCGATCCATTCCACGCTGAAGCACATCGCGTCCGCTCCGTTCCGTTGCTGATTATTGCAGGAGGCCGCCGACGCCCGATCCGCCCTGTCCGCCCGCGACCTGCAGCGCATTCAATGCCCCGCCGACGTCGATCTCGCTCGCGTCCTTCGCGGCCTTGGCAACTGCCGGAGCGGTGTGCGTCAGTGCCTGCGCAGCCTGCGCCTGTTTCGCGGCTTCGGCATTGGCCTTGGCCCTGCCCTGACGGATTTGCGCGACCTGGTCTTCGCTGCGCTGCGCCTTGACCGGGAAGTTCGATTTCTCCGCGTATTCGCGCCACCATTCGTCCTTGTCGACGTTGTCGGCCGGCGCTTCCTGCGGATAGGCGGCGTTCAACTGCGTGATCACCTGCATGCCGCGTTCCATCGACGCGGTTTCTGCGGCCCGCTGTGCGACCGCGATCATCGAGTCGAACTCGATCTCCAGCGGAATGCCCATCAGGCTGCGCGGCTTCGGCGGCAGCAGGCCCCGGCGTCCCATGATCTGGATGACGCGGCGGATGTCGGCGGCGAGTTCGTTCTCGATGCCCTCGACCACCGGACCGAGCACCTGGAGCTTTTCACCACGGCGTTCGGCGATCTCAAGTTCGTTGCGCGGCTGCACGCCTTCCAGATTTTCCATCATCTGGAACAGGTCGTTGAAGAACCACTTCTGCACCCGGCCTTCGATCTTCTCGATCAGCGCCGACATATGCTCGATGTCGAGCTTGATGTCGTAGATCGATTTCATGCCCTGATTCATGTCGGCGACGTAAGTCACCTTGCCGGGCAGGATCGAGGACGGCTGGTTTTTGAGCGACACGCTCGCCAGCATCGGCGGCCGGACCATCTTGTCGATCGCTTCGGCCTGCCGCACCGTCATCAGATGCAGCTGCAGAATGTCCGGCAGCGCGTCCATGCCAGGGGAACGACCGTAGGCATCGTTCGAGGTCGTTGCCCAGCGCGGCGCGATGAACGGCTTGTCGCGAAAGCCTCGCACGGACAAAGGCTGCGTCGAGTGCTGGCCCCACACCCAGTAGTATTCGCGGTAGGTGAAGTTGCCCGGAACAACCCCGAGATTCTTCATCTGTCCCGGCATTTCGGCGGCGAAGTTCGGCTCGATCGCGTGCGCGACGATGACTTCGGTTTCGAGGCCCGCGCCCTTGTTCTCCCACAGCCGCCGGATCTCATCCGTGCAATTCTGCAAACCGAACATCTGCACGCACTGGATCACGGTCAGCACGAAGGTGCGGTAGAACGAATTGATCCGGAAGTCCGAACCTGCGCCGAGATAGTATTCGCCCGCGCACGGATTGTAGCAGCGGATGATTTCTTCGCGGTCCTCGTACATCAGTTTCGGCGCGGTGCCGAACACGACGAGGTCTTCGAACATCTGCGTCGCGGACTGGTAATAGTTCGATCCGGAGAACACGCGGTAGATGCGGTCCTCGACCATTTCGAACCACAGTTCGCCGTCGCGGTCCGGCTTGAAGTTTCGAAGTCCCGGCCTGATCTTGAACCACGGCCGCGATGACGACATGATTCCGGAGCGCATGCCGGCGGTGCAGACGCGGACGGCCTGCGCGCCGGTCGGGTCTTTGATCGCGCCGTTGATGGCGAGTCCTCTCGTCATCGTATTCGGCACGATCAACCAATGGTACCGCCTGGGGAGTATTCCTTCCGCGAGCTTCGCCCAGTGCGCCCACCAGGAGAGTCTCCAGGACCGGAGAGCATAAAGCCGTTGTTCGCACTCAAGCCTAAATTCTTCCCACCCTTTATTATCGCGCTCTGCGTACCACGCCTGTTTGGCAGCAGCGGGCGCTTGAGCCAACAGAGACGCGCTCGCAAGCTCGTAATGAGCGATGGCTTCGCTGTTCAACATTTTTGATTATCAGCAGCCGAAAGAAAGCGTTGCTGCAGCGTGTATGGCGAATGATTGCTCGGCTTTTAGCCGCAACGTCTGTTTTCTTTTCTTCTGATTTTCGATGCGCCGACGCCTAATCACGTCAGCAGGGCGAGCCGTCCATATACGCCGCTTGTTCTCGCTGAGCGTGATCCATTCGCAATTCGCCGGACAATAATTGCCATCAGGATCAACCCGCTCGATTGACAGGGATGGCGCGTAATCATGTGCTAACGCCCAGTCTCTGAAATTCTCGAACGCCATCCACTCTGCACAGACTCTGATGCCGCGACCGCCGTAGCCCTTGTAGCTAGCGTCACCGCCGTGCGTGCATCGGCTGATCATGCCGCGCCAGACTGAATAGAGATGCGTGGTCTTTCCCTTGCGCGAGTGACCATGCCGCAGATGAGACGCGCCCCGTCGCTCATATTCGCAGTCCCGGCAACCAAATACTCCGGTGTGACGAAGAAGACGCGAGGCGTAACATTCAATCGCTCCGCCGCAGTCGCATTTGCAGTACCACAACGCGCCGCGATGGCCGCCGCCTGTTCGCCTTTCAACGATGAGGCGCCCAAACCGTCGACCTGTCAGATCGCTATAATTTGGAGGTGCAATCATATGATTTTGAATCACACCCGAGTCATGAGGTCAAATAACATTTCAGCTTGTCGACCCGATCGCCACGGCCTTCGCCGCTGGCCCCGCGCCAACGCCCTGCCCGCCGGTCAGGTCCGTGCCGTTAAAGCCTGCACCTGCGGCAATCGCGCTCTTGGCCTTCGACGAAGCGCCGGCCTGCTGCACGCTGCCCGACGCGATCGTCGGCGGCGGCGCTGCGGGAGGCAGCGGAGGCGGCGGCGGAACGGCGGGTGCTGCTGGTGCGGAGAACAGGCCCATCCGTCACGGCCTTCCGAAAACAATCGGCCCGACATAGAAACCGCATTTGTCCCACATCGCTTGAGCGTCGCTGTAGTAACCAGGCTTGATGCGAGTGATGCCGCCATTGCCTTCGCAAACAACGTCTTCGGCCACCATCGGACGCGGCGTCTCACGCATCGCTGTGGCAACGACGAAAGCGACGAACATCAGCGATGCGAAGATCAGCGCCAAACGCATTGTCTCACCTCAACGAAGCGGATCGTAGTCGGACGAATGCATGTTGCGCTGGCGGGAATTCATTTCGAGTTCGATGAACACCCGCTCCGGTATCGTCATCGTCTGGAGACCGTTTTCGATCTGCCTCAGCCGGTCGGTCGGAGCTACGAACAGCGGGCGCGCCAGCTTCGCATCGAGGAATTCGGCGATTTGCTGCCGTGACGCGGGATCACGCGGCGCGCCGTCGGCGGGTGGTGCCTGCTCACGACCCTGACGAAACACCGCGCGAACGTCGCTCACTGTCGCACCATGTTTTGTAATCCGCTTCGAGCTTTTCGATATTGAGCAGCCAGCCGTCGAAGTACCAGACGCCTTCGAAGTGCTGCACCTTGCGGCCGAAGCGTTCGCGCAAAGCTTCGATCAGCAACCGGCGGTCTTCAGTCAAACAATCTCGATCGGGACGCTGCGCCAGTTGACGATCGGGCGTCCCGCGTAATCCGTCGGGGTCAACAGCACGTTGCGGTCCCTGATAGCCTTAACGTCCATTTTCACACGGATGACGCGCGGGCGCGCCACCGGCGGCGCAATTGGCTCGATTGCCGCCGCCGGTGGCACAGGCAGATGTGCCACAACTGGAGCAGCCACCAATGCACCGAACAATCCGAATATGCCGCGCCGCGAAGTTTTCATAACACCGGCCTCACAATGGTATCGGATCGTAGTCCGATTCATACTGCCCGGACTGGCCGGCGTATTTGTAGCCCTGCGGCGTCGGCGCAACCGGATGCGCGAACGTCAGCGCCAGCGCATCGCCGTCGTCCGGCGACGACAATCCACGGGCTTTCATGTGCTCTTTCTTTTCGAGCACGATACAGTCGCGGCTGTCGCGCATCGCATAGCCGTACTCGACCGCGGGAAGATCCGATGCCAGCTCAGGATCGGGGTCGATCATGCCGCCGGAAAGCCAGTCGCGCAGCGTGCCCCACATTTCGGCGCGCTTGTTGAAATACCAGATGCCCTGCTCGCGGCCCTGAATCTCGCGGTCCGGCCTGCCGCCGAAGTCGATGCCTGTCACCGGCAGCTTGAGATAGTTGCAGCGGTCGACCACGCCTGCACCGAACCCGCCATTGTCGATAAAGATCGCGTCCGGCTTCCAGCGCTCGTAAGCCTCCGCAACGCGTGCGGCGACCTGCATTGTGTCGAGCCCGCGGAACTTGACCGGCTTGATCGAACGCGCGTCACGGCCGCGACGAAACCGGAACACCGTCTTGTCATCGCCGAAGCGCGCCACGTCGACGCCGAGCACCAGCGGATCATTCAGCGTAACGTCTTCGTCGCGCTTGGGGTCTGCGGCGCCGGCCACAAGCTCGCTCGAGATGAACTGCGTCGCTCCCGCGCGGGGAAACTGCGACAGCACGCGAACGCGAACGAAGTCCGAATCGAACCCGTAGCTTTCGATCCACTCCGCGATCTGCGCCTTGTCCGACATCCGCGCGGCGCGGGTATCGATATGCCAGGCTTTCCACAGATGTGCATTCTTGCCGCCGGCAAAGAACGTCCGGAACGTCGTGTCGGTACGGGTCGGGTTGCCGAGGCAGAGCCAGATGATCTCGGTGTCTTCGGAGCCGGACAGGATGCCTTCGGATTCTTTGAAGATCGGATCGGCAATACCCGCGGACTCATCGAAGCCGTAAATGATCCTTCGTCCGGCATTGTGGAATCCGGCAAACGCTTCCGGCCGGTGCTCGTCCCAGGTGATGGCGTCGCAGCGCCAGCTGTCTTTTCGCGCCGGGTCGTTGGAGCGAAGCCTGCGATCGCCGGCCTCGAACCAGTCGGCGAACAGCGACATCCGGTGCCACTTGGTGATTTCCGGCCACGTCGCCGTGGTGATCTGCGGCCCGGTATTGGCGGTAACGCGGCATCTCGTATCGACGCAGGTCACCATGCCCCAGTTGACGATCCACGCCATCAGCGCGGACTTGCCGGGGCCCACACCTCCCGCGACCGCAATCCTCAGCGGCCTTCCCGTGCCGAGATTGTCGCGGATGTATTCGAGGATTTCCCGCTGCCAGACGTCGGGTCCGGGATGATTGGCGAGTGGCGTACCGGGCTCGCCCCACGGATAGGCATCGAGCACGAAGCCGAGCGGGTCTCTACGGTGTTTCGCCGCGATGGCCGCCTGCATGTCCTCTTGCGAAAACCTTTTCGAGACGATCTCCGAGGCCGCTGAATCCATGTTCAAGTTTCTCGGGCGCGAGCCATCCGTTCATCTTTGCCAGCAGTGTCAGCGCGGAAATCTGGTCGCTCACCTTCGCCGCATCCATGCCGAGATCGTAGTTCGCGATTGCCGCCAGTTTTTGCGCGGCCCACGCGATGCTGATGTCGATCTGCTTCTGCACTTCGGCGAGCGCGGGAGCGCGCAGTTCGGCGACGCGGGCTTTGA